AAATTCTCCGGGGGTCAAAATCCTGTCAAAATGGATTTTAGATTGACAGCTTTACGCCCTCTCTATAAGGGATCTTGGTCTTCTTTTGTCGCACATAGAAGAACCCTCTTTCAGTTGAAGACTCCTTTCAGGGTTATTAAAACATACCTAGATCTCTTATAGAGAGTACGTAAAGTATTCAACATCTCGGCAAAAGATATTAGAAAGGAGACGAAAGTATATGGGAAGAAGAGCAGCGACAGCTACTTCCGCAAAGAAGCGTTCAAGGGTTCCTATGACTCCTGAAGACAGGGAACAGTACTTGATAAATCTCTCACTCGATGCTGCTGAAAAGCAGTTACGTGAAGGCACAGCCTCATCACAGGTTATTACGCATTTCTTAAAACTCGGTTCTTCAAGAGAGCAGCTGGAACAGGACAAGCTCAGAGAAGAAACTAAGCAGACAAAAGCCAAAATCGATTCATTGGAAGCTTCTGCTAAGAGCGAAGAGAGATACGCTGCAGCAATTGAAGCAATGCGTAGATACCAGGGTATCGAAGATGAGTAGATCAAGTCCAATGTCACGATCATATTTGAAAATGATCGAGTATCCTACGTTTGAAGAACGGCTGCAATACTTAATGCTGTCTGGTTCAGTTGGGTACGAGACATTCGGCTATGACCGATGGGTTAATCAGGCATTATATTCATCAGGCGAATGGAGAGAGTTTCGTCATAAAGTAATTGTCAGAGATGGCGGTTGCGATTTAGGTGTTGAAGGATACGAGATACAAACACGACCGTTGATACATCACATAAATCCAGTTACCAAAGAGATGATACTTAACCGAGACCCAATGGTATTCGACATGAATAACGTTGTGACAACAACCCATCAAACACATAATGCCATACACTATGGACACGATACAAATGTTCGTAGCGGCCCTGTAATAAGGAGACCAAATGATACATGCCCTTGGAAACATTGAGGAGGAATTCAATGGAAGAGAGCATTCTTAAGACTATCAAGCAGCTTATTGGATGTCCTGACGACTTTGAGCAGTTTGACTTGGATTTAACCATTCATATCAATTCTGCATTTGCAGCTCTCACTCAATTAGGAGTTGGTCCGAAAGAAGGATACCGAATCACTGGTCCGGATAATGTCTGGAGTGAATTCGAAGAGGACACCCAGAAGTCAAGTTTGATAAAAGATTATGTGTACATCAAAACTCGTCTGTTATTCGATCCGCCAACAAGTGGTTCGTTAATGGACAGTTTGAAAGAGCAACTTAAGGAAATGGAATGGAGATTGTACATAATGTACTATCCTGTTTCCGAAGATGATAAGAAAGGAGAGAATGACGATGACTAATTACTCAGCAGATGATGTAAAAGACTTCTTAGTCAACAATCAGGAATTCTCTGACTATTATCTAGCACATTACGGATTACCAAGACGATCCGGAAGATACAAATGGGGATCTGGGAAGGAACCATATCAAAGTCTTAGATCATCGGCTAAATCTGGTGAGAAGTTTATAAAAAGTTTTTCTAAAAAGAGTGGAGTTGAAAAACAAAATAACAAAAGAAGAGAAAGAACCAAAGCAGTCCAACTTGATAAAAAGAAACAAAAAAAATCTAAATACAGAAACGAAAAGGCATATGTAAAAACTTTATCTGATGAAGAGCTTAAACGAATAAATACTCGAGATCAGATGGAAGCCACATACCTTAAAAACCATCCGCAGAAGCAGCCATTACCAAAGATGTTAGTTGATAAAGCTATGAAAGATATTATCGTTCCTGCAGTTACAGAAGTTGTGAAAGAACAAGGAAAAGTTTATATCAAGGGTAAACTCAATGCTGCCGCTCAGAAGATGATTAATGAAGCAGTTAAAGCTGAAACAAAGAGTACGAAAAAGAAAAAGAAGTAGGTGATGCAAAATGCTAAGCAATACGGCAACGCCTAGGTACTACGGGGAGTTCCGAGATAAAGTCCTGGCTGGAGAGATTCCTGTTAATAGGGAGATTTCCATGGAGATGAACCGTATTGATTGGCTTATAGCTAACCCCGGTGTATACTATGACGACAATGCTGTAGAAGGATGGATTGCTTTCTGTGAATCTGAAATGGTCTTGACTGATGGGTCCGACTTGGAACTGTTGGATACATTTAAACTTTGGGGAGAGCAATTATTTGGTTGGTTCTATTACGTTGAGAAAACGGTGTATGAACCAAATGCTTCTGGACGAGGTGGACATTTCGTAAGGAAATCCGTCAAAAAGCGTCTTGTCAACAAACAGTATCTTATCATTTCTAGAAGTAATGCAAAATCGTTATACGAGAGTTTAGTGCAAGCTTATTTTCTGACAGTCGATACAACAACGACACATCAGATTACAACAGCCCCCACAATGAAACAGGCTGAAGAGGTTACAAGTGCAATTAGCACTGCCATAGCAAGAGCGAGAGGGCCTATGTTCAAATTCTTGACAGAAGGCTCTATACAGAACACTACCGGTTCCAAAGCGAACCGTGTTAAGCTTGCATGTACTAAGAAAGGTATACAGAACTTTCTTACAGATTCATTACTAGAGATCAGACCACTGAGTATTAACAAACTTCAGGGATTACGAGTAAAAGTAGCTACGGTCGATGAATGGCTATCAGGCGAATTGAGAGAAGACCCAATAGGTGCAATCGAGCAGGGTGCAGCCAAAATAGATGGATACGTAATCTTAGCTGTAAGTTCGGAAGGTACTGTCCGTAATGGATGTGGAGATGCCATCAAAATGGAACTGATGGACATTCTCAAAGGCGAATACCAGAACTGGCATACTAGTATTTGGTATTACAGGCTTGATAGCGTGGATGAAGTCGGAGACCCAGACATGTGGCCTAAGGCTAATCCGAACCTACCGATCACAGTCAGCTATGAGACGATTCAGCAAGATGTTGAACGAGCTGAGAAAGCACCAGCTACAAGAAATGATATTCTGGCAAAACGTTTCGGAATTCCTATGGAGGGATATACATATTATTTCTCTTATGAAGAAACACTTCCGCACAGCCCTAGAAGCTTTTGGAAAATGTCATGTGCAATTGGAGCGGACCTTTCCCAAGGTGATGACTTCTGTGCTTTCACATTCTTGTTCCCTCTGAGAAATGGAATGTTTGGAGTAAAAGTTAGAAGTTATATAACCACACTTACCTTGAGTAAGTTGAACTTGGCCATGAGACAAAAGTATCAAGAGTTTATTGACGAAGGTACACTTATGGTCATGGAGGGAAGCATCTTAGATGTCCAAGAAGTATACGAAGATCTTGACAAATTCATAATAGACGCTCAGTATGATGTCTGCGCATTAGGATATGATCCGTATAATGCTAAAGAGTTTATTGAAAGATGGGCTCAGGAGAATGGGTCATTTGGAATTGAGAAAGTTCCGCAGGGTGCTAGAACTGAAACGGTTCCTCTTGGAGAAATTAAGAAATTATCGGAAAAGAGGATGCTGATATTCGACGAATCTTTAATGAGTTTCTGTATGGGCCATTGCATAACATTGGAAGATACAAACGGAAACAGGAAACTGTACAAGAAACGTTACGAAGACAAAATCGATAACGTCTCAGCATTGATGGATGCACTTGTTGCTTACAAAGTTAATAAAGATGCATTCGAATAGGAGTAATGGTTATGTATGTAAAAATAAAGAATGACGATGGCACGTTTTCGTTAGTTCATTCGGACTTAGGCGGTGACCATCTGGAACATTATGGACTGCCAAGGCGGTCTGGCCGTTACAAGTATGGATCTGGAAAAGATCCGTATCAGCATTCTGGAAGAAGAGCATCGCATCTAGAGTCAAAATCGGATCGACTTGCATCCAAGATGAAGAAACAAACTTCTCAGAAGACAAAGTCACGTATATCTGATTACGAACGAAAAGCTTCAGAAGCTATGACTAAAAGAGTCAAATTCAAAGAAAAGGAAGAGGCAAAACGTGTTAAGCGTGACCACGCTATTACAGATATTGGGTATACCGGAAATCTTCAAAAAGCCGAACGAGCTCGGAAGAAAGCGAACCGTTATGGAAAGAAAGCTGCTAAGTACACCAGGAAGGCTGAAGCAATCAAACGGCGTACAAGCAGAACTGCACAAAAGAAGAAAGCGGTAGATGCTGAGTTAGCTTCTATCCGCGGTGCAAAATACGTTCAAAAACTTAAAAAGAAACAGAAAGGATGGTAATATGAGTAATTCTGTATATTACAAGGCCACCGATGAGGACGGAAACACCGTTCTCAAACATAGCTGGAAAAATCATAAATATATTCGTATCGAGAACGGTAGATATATTTATCCTGAAGATGAAGCAGCACAAAAAAATGCTGTATTAATACAGAGGCGGCAAGCAATGCAAAAGCTTCGTTATAAGAACAATGCCGCTAATCAAGCAAAAAAGAATATACCTTATAAAGGTCCAACAGATGCAATTGCAGCACAGAAGGTCCAAAAAGAAAAAGATTTCCAAAAACGTGTCAGAGCAATGAATGCTCATACTGTAGCTAAGAAGAATGCCGATATGGTAAAGAAGAAGCAGGACCGACAGATGAAACAAATTGCAGTCAATGTTAAGAAACAGAATGCCCCTTCAACAAAAGTTAAGAAAGCAGCAAACTTTGCTAAAAAGGTAGCGACCAGAGATGCAGTTGCAAAGACAGTAGCAGCAAGATATCTTCTGGATAAAGCTTCAAAATCTCCAACAGCAAACGCCGCAAGGGCAAAAGCAAAGTCTGTAATTTCAAAGGGTGAGTACAAAGTTACCAGAGCTGGACAGAAACTTGCTCGTGATGTTAAGAAGACTGGTGCATATAAGAAAGTAAGAAAAGCTACGTCAACTGCTAGAGACCGTGCAATGACTTCTGCAGAAGCACGCAATAAGGCAAATTCTGTCAGATCAAAGGCAGAGTACAAAATTGAACGAGCTGGTCAAAAGCTTGTCAATGATGCTAAACCTTATGCAACATCGGTAAAGAAGAATGTTAACAAGGCATATAAGTCAGCTAAGAAAGAATACAATAGAGTTTCTAGAGATGCCAGCAAAGCTTACAAATCAGCTAAGAAGAAAGCTAAGAAAGTAAGCAGATCTTTCAATAAAGCTAAGCGCGCAGGCAAAGCTTATCTGGATTACCTTACTAAATAAGGAGATTACTTATGGGTTTTATGAACAGATTAAAGCATGGTTGGAATGCATTTATGAACAAAGATCCAACAGCGTATCAAAATGGAACTGGTCTTGGCGCAGTGAGCTATGACAATCCATCTCGTCCTAGACTTACGATGGGAAATGAGCGGTCAATCGTTACAACGATCTACAATAAGATATCCGTAGATGCCGCAGCAATTGACGTAGAACACGTCATGCTAGACGCAGACAAACGCTTTACTGACGACGTTGAGGATGGGCTTAACTACTGTTTAACAATGGAAGCCAATATTGATCAGACATCGCGAGCGTTTAAACAGGATATTTTCCTGAAACTTCTTGACGAAGGATGCGTTGCTATAGTTCCGATTGATACGACTATGGACCCCGTGCATGGCAACGTTTACGATATTCAGACGATGCGTACAGCAAAGATAATCAATTGGTATCCGCGCCATGTTAGAGTGCGAATCTACAATGATCGCACTGGTGAATTCGAGGAAATGGACCTTCCAAAGAAAATGGTCGCGATCGTTGAAAATCCATTCTATGCAATTATGAATGCACAGAATTCAACGGCGCATCGACTGAAAAGAAAGCTTGCAATTCTCGATTTCATAGATGATCGAAGTGGATCTGATAAGCTTGATTTGATTATTCAGTTGCCATATACGATTAAGTCTGAAGCAAAGAGAGCTCAGGCCAAAGAACGTCGTAAAGAACTTACTGAACAATTGGCAAGCTCGGAATATGGTATTGCGTATATAGATTCGACTGAACATGTCACTCAGTTGAATCGTTCAATTGAAAACAATTTGCTCAAGCAGGTAGAGTATTTCACGAATTTGTTATTCTCTCAGCTTGGAATGACGGTGGAGATTCTCAATGGCACAGCAGACGAGAATACAATGAATAACTACTACAATAGTATAGTTGAGCCAATACTTGCAGCAGTCGTAGATGAGATGAATCGGAAGTTCTTAACAAAGACTTCTAGGACCAAAGGGCATGCAATTAAATATTTCAGAGATCCATTTAAATTGGTGTCTACTACGAATCTTGCAGAGCTTGCTGATAAGTTCACGAGAAACTGTATAATGACATCCAATGAATTCAGGCAAGTAATTGGATTAAGGCCAGTGGATGATCCTAAGGCAGATACGCTGACGAACAATAATATTTCGGCGTCGAACACTGAATTGGATCAGATGTATAATACAAATTCTGCTGACGAGGAAACAGAAGAACAATAAAGGAGGAATTCAAAATGGGAGCTAAACGCTCAAAGTATGCCGATTGCGACTTTAAGGGCTGGGCTACAAAGTTTGGTATTCTTTGCGCTGATGGAAGAATTATTCAGCATGGTGCTTTTGATGATATCGATGGCGCTAAAGTTCCATTAGTGTATAACCATGATCACGGTAACATTAATAGCGTGCTTGGGCATGCTTATATGGAATGCCGAAAAGATGGTGTTTATGCGTACGGATATTTCAACGGTTCAGATAATGGTCAAATCGCGAAAGATGCTGTTCAGCACGGAGATATGGATTCGCTTAGTATTTGGGCGAATCATCTTCAGCAGCGTGGGCCATATGTTCAGCATGGTGAAATTAAAGAACTTAGCCTTGTTCTTGCAGGAGCAAATCCAGGAGCATACATTGAAGATGTTGCCTTAGCACATGGCGACACAATTGACAATGATGATTATGAGGCATATATTTATTCGGGAGAGTATCTTGAGATTATGCACTCAGATGAGGAAGGAGAAGACGAAGTGGCTAATAAGAGCATTCAGGATGTCGTTGATACAATGACGCCAGAACAGAAGGATGCTTTCTACATGGCTGTAGGAAGTGCATTAGCAGAAGATCCTAACGCTCTCGAAGACGAGGATGAATACGAGGACGAGGATGAAGATGAAGATGAAGAGGATGATCACGACGATTCCGAAGAATATGAAGAGGAGGATGACGACGAAGATCCTGACAAAGATGATGACGATTCCGAAGAATATGAAGAGGAGGATGGCGACATGGGTGCAATCGCACATAACTTATTTGAAGGCAACAATACAGACAACGGAGACGTTCTGTCCCACAGCGAAATGCAGGAGATTATCGAGGACGGTAAGAGATATGGCTCTATGAAAGAATCATTCCTTGCTCATGGTATTACAAATATTGAGTACCTGTTCCCGGATGCCAAAAATTTAAACACACCACCTGAGTTCATTGCAAGAGACCAGGGATGGGTAACCGAAGTAATGAATGGTGTACATCACACGCCATTCTCAAGAATCAAGTCTACATTTGCAGACCTGCGTGAGGATGAAGCTCGTGCAAGAGGTTACATCAAAGGTAAGCTGAAGAAGGAGGAAGTATTCTCGTTACTGAAGAGAACAACCACCCCGCAGACAATCTACAAGAAACAGAAGATTGATCGTGATGATGTAATTGACATTACAGATTTCGACGTAATTGTTTGGCTGAAATCAGAAATGAGAATGATGCTGAACGAGGAAATTGCAAGAGCAGTCCTGGTTGGTGATGGACGTCTTACATCCAGTGACGATCACATCAAAGAGGACAGCGTTCGTCCAATTTGGAAAGATGCTGATCTTTACACAATTAAGTACCCTATTGCAATTACAAAAGAAACAACCGCAGCTGAGAAGGCTACAGCATTTATCGAGGCCTGTGTAAGAGCACGTATCGACTACAAGGGTTCTGGCAATCCGAAGCTGTTCGCTCCAGAGTCAATCATTACTGAGTGCTTGCTGCTGAAAGATAAGAACGGCCGTATCATCTATGACAACATTGACAAGCTGGCTACAGCATGCCGTGTATCTAAGATCGTATCCGTTCCAGTTATGGAAGGTCTTAGCCGTGTAGACAAGACTGACACATTAGCTCTTCAGGGTATTATCGTAAACCTGCAGGATTACAACATCGGCGCAGATAAGGGCGGAGCTATCAACATGTTCGACGACTTCGACATTGATTACAACGCTCAGAAGTATCTTATTGAGACACGTATCTCTGGTGCGTTAATCAAGCCATTATCAGCTATTGCCATCGAGACAAAGATTGCTACAGCAGATCTTAGCAAGGTTGGCGCATAATCAAAATAGGAGGAAATGATCGTGAATAGATGGTATGGTAAGATCGGCTTTGCAGAGCAAGTTGAAACAGCTCAATCAGTTTGGACTGAGCAAATAACTGAACGTACGTATCGAGGAGATATTCTTCGTAATACGAGACGGCTTCAGGATTCACAGCAGATCAATAGCAACATTTCAATCTCTAATCAGATAAGTGTTGTCGGTGATGCCTATATACGCGATCATTTCGTTGACATGAGATGGGTAGAGTTTATGGGGGCTAAGTGGAAGGCAACAGAAGTTGATGCTTCACAGGCCCCTAGACTTATTATAACGTTGGGAGAGCTGTGGAATGAGGACGAGACTTGACTTTGATAGATATTTAAAAGATATCGTTGGAGAGGGTATCAATGTATATTTCCAGCCCCCTTCTAATGTATCCGGTGCTGGGCAAAAAGTTATAAAAAACATAAAATACCCAGCTATAATATATTCTGTTGATGATTATAATATTCGATCGGCAGATAATAAAAATTATAGCGTTGATAAAGAATACGCAGTAGAAGTGGTAACTAAAGACCCGGATAGTACATTGATTGATAAGATAGTGGAGATGCCCACTGCGAGATTCAATAGATCTTACTTATCAGATGGCATGTATCATTCGGTCTTTGTAATTATATTTTAAAGGAGGAAAAACATGTCTAAATTAACATGGGACAAAACCGGAGAACGTAAATACGAAACCGGTGTAGATCATGGCGTTATTTACCCGGTTATTGACGGGGAATATGGCGCTGGTTCTGCGTGGAATGGTCTTACCGCAGTTACAGAATCTCCATCTGGAGCAGAAGCATCTGCTGTATATGCTGATAACATGAAATATCTTAGCCTCATGTCAGCAGAAGAGTTTGGAGCTACAATCGAAGCTTATACTTATCCAGAAGCATTTGACAGATGTAACGGCACAGCCGAAATTACTAAGGGAGTTACTATCGGCCAGCAGAACAGAGATACATTCGGTTTCTCTTATCGTACCCTGATCGGTAATGATGTAAAGAGTAATGATTATGGCTACAAGATTCATATCATTTACGGAGCTAAGGCTTCTCCATCTGAGAAAGGCTTCCAGACAGTAAATGATTCACCAGAGGCAATTTCGTTCAGTTGGGAATTATCAACAACCCCAGTTACAGTTGACGGATTCAAGCCTACTGCTCATCTCGAGATTGATTCTACAAAGGTCGAAGCTACCAAGATGAAGAAGATTGAGGATGCTTTATACGGCACAGAAAGTACAGAAGCTAAGTTGCTGCTTCCGGATGAGATCATTAACCTTTTAAAATAACAGACCCGTCACTGGACGTCTCTGCAACTCCTATTACAGGAGAAGACGACCTGCTTGGAAAGAAGGCAGCTGACCTTCAGTCCAATATCAAGGTCAATGAGAGTACTGGAGTAATTTCTGGTACTCTTAACTACGTGACGGGCTATACAGGATTCAGCAGTAAAGTCGACGAACAGAGTGGTAACTATATCGCTCTTGATATCGCACCAAAGAGTGGCTTCCCTGAGTCATTGACGGTTGAAGTTAAGGGCGGAACATCTGGCCCATCCAAACTTCTTCAGTCTGATCATCGGGCAGTTCTTAAGATCAAGGATGCCAATAAGCAGTCCATCTTAATTAAAGCAACTAACAACGGTGTGACAGAAACAAAAGAGTACGCCCTCACTGGCGTAACACTTAAAACAAAATAAAGTTTTTCCTAGTCTGCTGAAATATGTAGGCTAGGATTTTTAAGAATGAAAGGAGACCAAACTATGTTTATCAAAACAATCAACTACAAGGACTTTGACGGAAACGAGAGATCTGAGGATTTCTACTTCAATCTCACGCAGAGTGAAATTTTAAAATTGGAAACAAGCCTTAACGGTGGCTTAACATCATATATGAGTCTTATGGTGCAGAAACAGTCTCAGCCGGATATCATGAATCTTTTTGAGAAGATTATTGATGCATCTTACGGAATCAAATCTCTTGACGGCCGTACATTTACAAAGACTCCTGAAGCACTGGCAGAGTTCAAGGCTACTGCAGCATATGACAAGTTCTTTATGGAAATTTGTATGGACGAAGCAAAAGCTTCCGAGTTTCTGCTTAATATCATGCCTGACGATGTAAATGACAAGATCAAGAAAGCAGCGGAATCCGGAGTCTATGACGATGCTACATTAAGCGATGCTCAGAGAAAAGCGATCTCAGCAGCAATGGCGGAAGTAGCAGGATCTGTGGCTGCAACTGATGTTGCTGTGAAAGAAGGAAACTAAGGAGATAATTATGCTCGAATTAATTCTTCCCGGATATGAGCCATTTGATCAAGAAACTCAAACTTTTGGAAAGGTTGTAAAACCTACTAAGATTAAGCTCGAGCACTCCTTAATAGCAATTTCAAAATGGGAGCAAATATGGCATAAGCCATTGCTGAAACTCATGGATGAAGGAACTCTAACGGATGAAGAGTTTTTTGATTATATGTATTGCATGATAGTTGGGTCTTTCGATAAGGTCGAATTCTTTAAACGGCTTGATGATCATTTACTTAAAAAAGTAACAGACTATATCAATGACCCAGCTACGGCATCTAGGGTTTTTACAATTGGAGATGACGACAAAGGAAAACCGGAGACGTTAACTAGCGAATTAATATATGCTTACCTAGCAATGGCTAGAATACCATTCGACCCTTGCGAGAAATGGAATATAAAGCGTGTATTTATGCTAATAGAATTATACACTGTAAAAACTAATCCACCTAAGAAAATGTCCAATGACGAAATCCGAAGATGGCAAAAGAAAGAAAATGAACGACGTAAAAAAGCACTGAAAACAAGGGGGTAGAAAAATGGCCAGAACCAGAAAAGCGGCCGTCAACCTTATCAATGCTTGGGTTGGCAAAAATGAAAAAGATGGATCTTACAAATCTATTCTTGATATTTACAACAAACAGAAAACAAAGCCGAGAGGCGTAACTATGAAACCAGGAATGGCGTGGTGTGCTACAACTTGGTCTGCCGTGGCAATTTCTCTTGGATATACGGATATCATGCCAGTTGAGTGCAGTTGTTTTTATCTCATCAAAAAAGCTCAAAAAATGGGATGCTGGAAGGAGAACGACAACTATACTCCTAAAATTGGAGATGCATGTCTTTATGACTGGGATGATAATGGCATAGGAGATAACAAAGGAACTCCAAAACACGTTGGCATGGTAACATATGTCAATAAGAAAGAAGGATACTTTGTTGTAACGGAGGGAAATTATAAAGACGCTGTTAAGAAGAGAACTGTAAGTATTAATGGAAGATTTATACGCGGATTCATTACTCCGAAATACGACGCAGGCCAGCCAAAAATTAATACAAGTGCAAATCGCCATGCTGGGAAAGACGTCAAAACGGTAGCTAGAGAAGTTATCGCTGGGCAATGGGGAGAAGATTACAAATCGAATCTTAAAGAAAAGCATTATAATGTTGACGCAGTTATGAAAGAAGTAGATGCAGTAATTAACACTCCATGCGGTTTAACGACCACTACCTGTTCGGCAGCATATACGAGCAATATTTATAAGAACTCGTATAAAACTTCTAAGAAAGTACCTATGCGAATTGATGCTGGATGGAACAAAAAGCTCATGATTGAAATCCCGGCTGGCAGGAAGGTTAAATGCTACGGATATTTCAATAAGTATAAAAAATCAGTATGGCTGCTTTGTGTTGCAACTATTAAAGGAAAGAAGTATACAGGGTTTGTAGAATCTTCTGCGTTAATTAGATAAGGAGAAATGACATGATCAGATGCAAACTTGAGGGTAACTTTAAAAAGCTCGATAATTATTTCGAAAAACTTTTGGAAGGCGTTAACGTTGGTATATTAAATAAATACGGACGTGAAGGCGTAGCCGCCCTCAAGGCTGCAACTCCTGTTGATACTGGAGTAACAGCAGCGTCGTGGTATTATGAAATAGTACGCGGCAATGGATCAGTAAGTTTGGTTTTTAAAAATTCTAATGTAGTGAACCATGTGAATATAGCTATTATTCTACAGTATGGGCATGGAACTAGAAATGGTGGATATGTTCAGGGGGTTGACTACATTAATCCGGCTTTAAAACCGGTATTTGATAGACTAGCTAAAGATGCTTGGAAGGAGGTCACTGGATAATGGGTAAAGTTGTTGAAGATGACGTTGTCCGAATGCAATTCGAGAATGGACAATTCGAGAAAAAAATCCGTCAAAGTCAAAAATCTATAGAAGCTCTTAAGAAAAGCATCGATTTTAGTGATTCTGGAAAGAGTCTTGCTAAATTTCAAAATGAGACCAAAAAGTTCAACATGGACGGAATGGGTAGAGCGGTAGAAGCAGTTCAAGTCAAATTCTCAGCTATGGATACTGTAGCTATGAGCGTGTTGAATCGACTTACAAATGCAGCTGTTGATGCAGGAAAAAAAATAGTATCGGCTTTAGCTTTTGATGGTATGTCTGATGGTTGGAATGAATATAAACTAAAGATGAATTCGATCCAGACAATTATTATGTCTACTGGGGAAAGCTTATCCACAGTGAATAAATATCTCGATGAGCTTAATAAATATTCGGATAGAACAATTTATTCCTTCTCTGACATGACTGCAAATATTGGTAAATTTACAAACGCCGGTGTAGGTTTGAAGGATGCGGTTGCGGCAATTAAGGGTGTTTCGAACGAAGCAGCTATTTCCGGTGCTAACGCAGAACAAGCATCACATGCCATGTATAACTTTGCTCAGGCATTATCTGCTGGATATGTAAAATTAATTGACTGGAAATCAATTGAAGTAGCGAATATGGCCACTATGGATTTCAAGCAGAATTTGCTTGATACTGCTGTTGCTCTAGGAACTGTTGTCAAAAAGGGTGAAGACTACTATACCACCACTACAAACGCTAAAGGAGCTACATCTGACGCATTCAACGCTACAAAAAACTGGAATGATAATCTTCAGTATCAGTGGATGACTACTGACGTACTCATTCAAACGCTTGGTAAGTATACAGATGAAACAACCGAATTAGGACAAAAAGCGTATGCTGCAGCTTCGGAATTCAAAGATGCCGGACAGATGTTTGCTGCTTGGAAAGAAGCGATCGGATCTGGATGGGAGCATACATGGGAAACAATATTCGGTAACTTCGAAGAATCCAAAAAGCTTTGGGGATTTATAGATAGCATAATCGGTGATTATATCGTAAAAACGTTTGCTGCTAAGAATGCTACTCTAGATGCCTGGAAGAAAATGGGTGGCCGCAATTCATTAATGCGTTCATTCACAAATACTCTAGCAGCAGCTGTTGCAGTATTAGATACTTTCAGGGTTGCCTATAGAGCTATCTTCCCAGAAAAGAATGCAAAAGAAATAAAAAATATAACCGATGCATTTGAAGCTTTCACTAAGAAACTAATAATGTCTAGGGATAAGGTCGATAAATTATACAGGACATTGAAAGGTTTATTCACAATTGTCAAGATTGTTAAAAATGTTCTTGGAGTAGGTCTCAAGGTAGCCTTACAGGTAGTTTCTAAATTGTTAGGAGTATCTATAAATAGTGTATTAGACCTTACAGCAGTCCTAGGTGACGGCATTGTGCAGTTTGAAAAGTTTGGAAATGTTTCGGGTGTAGTTGCTAAAGGTGTTGATCTTGTGTCGTCAGCAATAGCATTCGCTATAAAAAATATTGAGTACTTTGGAAAAGCTATTTGGAATTGGAAAGGGACACAGGAAGTAATAAAATTCTTAGATGATCTTATAGTTAAAACATTATGGCCAGATATGAAGGAGTTTGGTGAAAATGCTGGAACTATGATCGAGGATTTCATTCAGCACTGCGAAGAAATTGGGCACATAGATTTCAAAGCTTTACTAAGTACTATTATTGGAATAGGAGCTGTTGCAAAAGCTAGTTTTGGTGGAGCAGGAGATTCGATAGATTCATTCACCTCAAAGTTATATTCTCTCAGATCAAAAATGAGTGGATACTTTAAAGGTTGGACGGACCAAGCAACTGGATTCAAGAAAACGATGATTGATACATTCGATGGTTTGTTTTCATTTGTTAAAGACAAATCCGGAAAAGTTAATACTGCTAATATATTAACTATCTTGTTAGGTGGTGTCTCGGTAAAGACCCTTTATAATCTTTCGAAATTGTTAGAGGTACTTACAGATAGATTCGGTGGTTTATTTGCATTACCGGCAGCAATCGGTAACAGTTTTATTAAACTGATGAACCAAGGAGCTCTAACTCTTAAAACTTGGCAAGATTCTATCAAAGCCGATATAGTTATTAAGATTGCAAAAGCTGTAGCTATATTGATAGGATCTATAGCTTTGTTAACTGTACTACCTCAGGATCGAATCGAAGGTGCAGTTGTGCTGATCGGTATATTAGGCGCAGCATTAACAGCATTTGCTTACGCGATCGGATCCATTTCAACAGAAAAGTTAGCAAAAGGATTCTCTGGTGTTTCGGCAATGGTCATTTCTATTGCTGGAAGCATATTGTTAATGGTCGTGGCACTTGAGAAACTTCAAAATGTGACCATTAATAAATCTATGGCTATTAACATTGGAGTTATAACAGGGCTTGTAGGAGTAATTACTATATGCTCTGGAGCTTTAACTAAATACACAATGGGCGCAAATGCTAAATTAGCAGCTGCTGGAGCCCTTCAAATTGTGTCTTTAGCAGCTTCTCTGCTACTGATGGTTAAAGCTATAAAAGGACTGTCTAATTACAATATCGAAGATGCTGGAAGTACCATTGGTGCTTTGGTATTGGCTGTCGGATCATTGTCAGTTCTTATGATCGCTGTTGGAAAAGCGAATTCTTTAGGTGGAGCTAGAGGAGCATTAACATTATTAAGTTCCGTAGTGGCAATATATGGATTAGCTAAAGTAATGTCTAAAATTTCTAAGATGGATTTTAGTTCCATGAAGAAGGGGTGGAAACAATTCGTAGCTGTATTTGGAACTATGATGTTGTTATTCAAGGCATCTTCAAAAGCTGGTCCTAATGCATCTAAAGCAGCCGTATTATTGCTGGGATTTACAGTTAGTTTGCACGTTTTACTTGCTGCATTTGAGAAGCTTCAAAAGTACGATCTTAAGACAATGGCTAAATGCATAACTGATCTAATTGCGTTGATGATACCTATTGGAGGACTAATTAAGGCTAGCGCCAGTGCTGGTCAATATGCGGCTAGAGCTGGTGTAATGATGATGACGGTGGCAGGTTCCATTGTAATTCTTACTGCAGCTATAGCTATACTGTCCGGCCTCGATCAATCCAAAATGGCAGGAGCAACTGCGGCAGTGGATTCTATAATCTTATGCATGTCTGCGATGATTAAAGCTGGAGATGTATCTATTGACGCTAAGAAGTCAGTAATAGTAGCTGCTTTGGTTGTCGGCGAGATAGCGGGAGTTATTGCTTTGTTAGCTCAGCTAGACCCAGCTGGGGTTATTGCCGGATCAGCAGCAATATCATTACTTTTAGGTGTATTTACGTTATGCTTAAAAGGATTCTCTGGGGTCGGAAAAGTGCGCGCTAGTGTTCTTTTAGCTGGTGCAGTTCTTTTGGAAATAGCCGGAGTTATTTGGATGGTTGGGCAACTTGATTGGAAACGGTCATTAGCAGCTTCTGCAGGTTTAAGCATGGTTCTATTGTCTATATCAGCAGCTATGCTAATACTTCAAAATGTTCCGATTGTTGGGGCTATAAATGCTCTAGGTAGCTTCTCAATATTTGTTGCTGGACTTGCAGCAATTATAGCTGTACTCGGAGGTCTTAATAAGATACCAGGATTCCAGGATTTCATGAATGGCGGAGTTCAGATAATGGAACTTCTAGGTGAAGGTTTAGGAAAATTAGTCGGCGGAATCATATCCGGCGTTGGCCAGGGAATGACAGATGGATTGCCGCAAATAGCTACAAATCTATCAGACTTTGCAAAGAAACTGCAGCCATTTTTATCTGCAATGGGCAAAGTAAAACCTGAGATAGGATCATCTATGTCCGTGCTGGCGGGGTGTATTGTCAAAATAGCCGGAGCAGAGATTGTAAATGCCATTTCTACCTTTGTAAACCTTGGAAAAGATCCAATTCAGAAATTTGCTTATCAACTTCAGTACCTTGGTGCTGGTATGAAAGCATATGGCGATAAAGTAGCAAATGTAAATCCTGAAACAGTTAAGGGCACCGCAATAGCGGCTAAAACCCTAGTTGAATTAGCGAAAGCCATACCAAGATCTGGAGGATTAGCCCAACTTTTAGCTGGAGCAAAGGATCTAGCTAATTTCGGATTATCTCTTATACCATTCGGAGCAGCATTTGCAATGTACGCCATGGAAGTTGCTAATATAAATCCTGGGGTAATCAAAGGAACATCTTCTGCAGCTCAAACATTAACAGATTTAGCTAACGCTATACCTGAAGCTGGCGGATTAAAACAGCTACTGACAGGATCTAAAAGTTTAACTTCATTTGGATTATCTCTTATACCATTCGGAGCAGCATTTGCTACTTATTCTAGTCTAGTGGCTGGCGTTAATACATCAACTATAAAGGCTACGTCTGCAGCAGCAATGACGATAAGCGAATTTGCAAATTCCATCCCTAAGTTAGATGGTATGAAAGAGTGGTTCGTAGGAGGTTCTGAAGATTTAGGAACTTTTGGTAAGAGTATGGTCTCATTTGGTAAATCATTTGCTAAATACTCTGATGCTGTATCTAAAGTTGATACCGAATCAGTAACGGCAACATCTTCAGCAGCGATGACAATTACCAAATTAGCCAAAACAATACCGAGTTTAGATGGTATGAAAGAGTGGTTCGTAGGAGGTTCTCAGGACTTAGGAACTTTTGGTAAGAGCATGGTATCATTTGGTAAGTCATTTGCTAAATACTCTAAAACAGTATCCGGAATCGATACCTCAACTATAACAGCTACATCTGCCGCAGCTACATCCATTGCAAAGTTAAACGATGACCTTCCAGAAGCGACATCTGCTAAAAGCATACTCTTTGGTGGAAACAAGGAGAGCTTAAAGAAGTTCGGAAAGAACCTTGTATCATTTGGTGAGAGTTTTGTCAGCTTCTCAACTACAATAAAAGGAGCTGATACATCTAACGCAGGAACTATCGCTAAGCAATTGTCCGATTTCATCAATTCTCTGAACGGTGTTAAGGGTGGACTGGACAAGAAAGTCAAGGATATGAACAAAGCATTTAAGGCTTTGGGTAAGACTTCTCTAAAATCCGTACAGAATGGATTTGAATCAAAATCGGGGGACTTTGAAAAGGTTGGCTCTAAGGTTGTTGGGTGGATTTCCACTGGAATGAAAAATAACAGTGAAGATATGAAGTCCCCATCATCAAGTGTAGCTAAGAAGTTCTTGAAATATGTTACCGATGCATTTAAATCAGATACAGATACGACCGATGGGTTTAACTCGGTAGTAAATAGCGCTCTTAGTACAGCTAAAAGCACATTTAATGATTATAATTCAAAATTCAAAGATGCCGGTTCTTCATTAGCAAAGAACCTTGCCAGCGGTATGAGATCTAATTCTAAAGATTTTAGTACAGCTGGAGCTAATGCGGCTATAGGTTTTATGAGCGGGGCAAAGAACAAGAGCTCAGATGTATACTCTACTGGAGTTTCCTTAGGAAATCAATTGCTTAAGGGAATGAAGAGCAAAAAGTCTCTTGACGAGCATTCCCCTTCCAAGAAAACCAATAAAGTTGGTGTTTACGCTGGAGAAGGTCTTGTTAAAGGTGTTAAATCAACGGCTGGAGACATTGAACTTGCGGGTATTGACGCTGGAAGAGGGGCTTTGTTAGGTGCTGGAAAAGGAATAAAAGACGGCGCTAAGAAAGCTCAAAAAACAGTTACAGGATATGTCAAGGGAATTAAGAAATCCATTAGTAAATCGGTTGGAAATAAAGACGTTGATGGCGTCATGAAGACCGTAAATGGCATTCTTAATGCAGGCAACAGTACGTTTTCAGACCAAATGGATAAAACGACAAAAGACATTATCAAAAATGCTAACAAAACTGGAGCTGGCGTAACTAGTGCATATGATAGCACTTCTAAGAAAATTACAGGTAGGTCTAAGAAGAACAGCAAGAAAGCAAAGATCAAGATGACCAAAATCATAAAGGTCGCTTATCAGTTTGGAAAGACTTTCGACAAAGCTGTAAGCTCGTTTAATAAAACTCCTTATGAGACGATTACTAAAATCTCTAAGAGTTTAGGAAAAGAGCTTCTCAAGACAACGCCTAAGCTTAAGACACTTAGCAAAGCTACTAAAACTGCCGAAAAAACTATCAAGAATTTTGCTATTGCACTGTATAAGGAATCGGATCAGTATAAGGAAGACACTAAGTCCGTTAAGCAGCATGAGGCAGCTTTAAAGAAGCTCCTTAAAACTCAAGACCGTTTAAAGAAGGGCCTTAGTGCTTCAGGCAAAAAGCTTAGCAAAAAGAATCTCAATTCGGCTATTAAGGAAAATAACACTGCTATTAAAAATGCTGTGAAACAGCTGAAAGATGATCAAAAGACGATCCAGTCCAACATTAACTCGACGTTCAAAGAATACAGGAACAATATCATTAATTCGATAAAGGAATATACTAAGTTTACGAATATTGCATTCGATAACTCTAGGAACATATTCTCCGAATTCTCCGATTCTATGGATGATGAGATGAGTACAGTTCTTAAGAACATGGAAAGTCAGGTTGATGGTTATCAGGAGATGAAGGATAACCTTGCGAAATTATCCAAGAATGGTCTTAGTAAGGGGCTTATCGATACTCTTAAAGGTATGGGAGAATCTGGTTATGCATACATAAAATTATTTGCAAATGCTTCAAAAGAAGAAATCGACAGAGCGAACAAAGCGTATGCAGAAGCCAGCAAACAAACGAAAGAAGATATTATAGCTTCTTATAAACAGACTTACCAAGATGCTGTTAAGTGGAAGAACTCCATTAAGAAGATGCTAAATCAGGGTTGGGATATTCGACTTGTTCAGGAATTGGTTGACGAGGGTCCTGGAAACCTGAGTAAAGTATTGGAAATGCTTACCTTTTCAGCTGAAGAGCGTAAAGAAATTAATGACGTATATGTTAAGAATCTCAAACTTCAGAAATCTGGAGCTGATTCTATTATTAAGTCGTTTGCTTTGAAGAAAGAAAAAGAAGCTGCCAAGAAGAAAGCGAAGAAATCCGTTAAGAAAACAGCCAAAGAAGTCAAGAAAGATGTAAAAGAAATTCCAAATGCTGTTTCTGAAGCAGCTAAGGAAATGGAGAAGAATCTCAAGAAGATAAACAATGATTGGGACGATGCAAAGAAGAAAATCGAAGATACGGCAAAGTCTATGACGGAATCCGTAAAGAGCAGTCTTGATAGCTTCACGTCGTTTGTTAATTTCGACATTTCAAGTTCTACAGATTACTTTACGAGATACGATGAAGTAGTAAACGATCTCGGTAATGACACCATCATTGATCGTATGTGGTCACAGGTTAATGCCGAAAAGAGAGTAATCGAAGGTCTCGAGGAACTAAAGACTTTAGGATTTGCAGACGGATTACTGGATTATCTTAAGAGTCTAGGGACGCAAGCAATACCGTATATCGAGGGATTCAGACTTGCCACGGCTGATCAGATTGATCGAACAAATGCAGTATTCAAAGAGAAGATGCAAATGACAAAAGATCAAATTTTACAGCAGGCAAAGGATAATATGGAATCTGTTAAGAAATGGCGAGATGAAATTGTTGTGTTGTCGAAAGAGCTTGACCCAAGGCTATTGCAAGAGTTGATAAATAAAGGCTTGGACGGAGCAGATATCGTCGATGCGTATTTCCAAATGACGCCAGATGAAAAGAAGCAGATAAATCAGTATTACAAAGATACATTATCTATGAACGAGGAAGTTTCTAAAGAAGTATCCGACTCATACAAAGAAGCAGGTCTAGGAGCTGTCAATTCTATGTATCAGGGAATGATTGATGCTGCTACAGGTAAGGATGTGTCTTCTAAGAAAGGCTCGTCAAGAAATCTTAAAGGGTCAGCAGCTACAAAAACGGTTAATGCGGTAGCTAAGTCGTTCGACGAGGCACTTAAAAAAGATACGTCATTCAAGTCTTCAGGTAAGAAAGCTGGAAACCAGTTCAAAGCTGGAATCGACTCAGCTTCCGAAGGGGTTGCAAAGTCTGCAAAGCAATCAGCCAAGAAGGCTTGTACAACCTTTACGAATTACGCAGAAACAAACTTCAAGAAAGCTTTTAAATCTGCCGGAACATCTCTTGGTTATTGCTTTGCTTTAGGTCTTGCTGCAACAACGGTGTTAACAGCTGTAGAATCTTCTTGTAAATCAGTGGTAGATAAAGCATTATCTTCGTTTTCAAAAGGCAGCGACAAAGCATCTTCTAAAGGAAGTGCACTTGGTAATTCATTTGCTCTAGGCATTAGAGGAGCTATACCATCAGCTGTTAGTGCTGCTCAGGCATTGGTTGACGCTGTGAACGCGGCACTATCTAAAATACAGATGCCTAGTTTAAGTGCCAGTGTTAACACTTCGAATCTGTCGTCAATGGTTAGTAGTGGAGTGACATCAGCTACGGGATCTTCTGTAGCAGGAGCTAGTGCCGGTTTAGCAACTTCTATAGCCAGCGCTTTTGCTGGAAGCGTACTAGGCAAAAGCAATCTTAGTAAAGCTATATCTATACTTCAAAATGGGGGAAGATCATCTCGAAGTTCTATTAAGGGTTCAAGTACTCCTGTTGTAAATAACTACACATTCAACCAGACTAATAATTCGCCTGTAGCATTATCTAATAAAGAGATATATCGACAGACAAAGAACCAGTTTAGTCAATTAAAGGGGGCTCTTAAATGATAAAGAAAGTAATCGTTACTAATTATTTAGGGGAATCCCTAGAAATGGAACTAGCTAGGCCTGAGGTTTCGGGTCTAGCTATAACAGATATCGAAGGTTTAGGGCCAGTTAAGGCAACTATCAATACTAGTGAGATAGCGACCGGAGATGGAGCATTATATAATAGTGCTAAACTTGAAACTAGAAATATAGTTATGACTCTGGATTTTAGATTCGGAACAGATATCGAAACTATTAGGCATACTACATATAAGTATTTCCCTATCAAGAGATACCTCACGTTGACATTCGTAACGGATCAGAGATCTCTTGATGCTTTCGGCTATGTCGAGTCAAATGAACCTGATATATTCCAGGCTCATGAAACTACTCAAATCTCCGTAATTTGTCCAGACCCATACTTTTATGCAACTAATGGAAAGACGCTTACATTATTTAGTGGCGTCAATCCTAAATTCGAATTTCCATTCGAAAACAATTCGTTAACTGAAAAGCTCATAAACTTCGGCGATATCGTGCATATGTATGAGAATGTAGTAACGTACAAAGGAGATGCTTCAGTTGGCATAACAATAACAATTCATGCGCTAGATACAGTAAAAGACATTGTGATCTATAACGCTAGAACTCGTGAAGTTATGAGAATAAACACTGACTTTATACAGACCTTAACCGGTCAAGCATATGGTGCTGGTGATGATATCATTATAAATACTAAGCGAGGAGAAAAGTCAGTTACATTACTGAGAGCCGGATTAACGACCAACATTCTCAACTGCTTAGGTAAAGGATCGAGCTGGTTCCAGCTGTCGAAAGGAGATAATATCTTCATTTACAATGCTACAGAAGGAGCAATGAGTATTCAGTTCAAGATCGAAAATGATACGATATATGAAGGAGTATAACTTATGGAAAGCGATTAATTCAAGGAGGTAAGCAATGGAAGCTACAATATTAAACTCAAGGTTTGAAAAAGTAGCCATTATTGACAGGTTCAAGTCCTTCATTTGGACTGATAGATATCAAGAGAATGGGGACTTTGAACTCTACCTCACTTTGGACATGGATGGAGTGTTTCCTTATCTAGTCAATGACTACTATCTTCAAAATGACGATTCAGTTCACATGATGATTATTCAGGGAATGCTTCTTGAAACGAATACCACAGAAGGACCAACAATTAAAGTTATAGGCTACTCTCTTGAGAGCTTGCTGAAGCGTAGGATAATATGGGACAATACTACACTTGGCGGAAATTTCCAAGATGGAATAGAGAAGCTTATAAATGACGCTATTATAGCACCGTCAAAATCGGAAAGAAAGATTCCTAACTTTGTATTCAAGAAAAGTACGGACAGTAGAATAACTGCCCTTACAATCGACGCCAAGTATGAGCAGCATGAAAACTTATACGAGGCAATAAACTCTCTTTGCGTAGAAAAGCAAATTGGGTTTAAAGTTACATTGAATGAAAATAAACAATTCGAGTTTGAGCTGTACAAAGGTGTTGATAGATCCTACGCACAGCAATTAACTCCGTATGTTGTATTCAGTCCTTCATTCGAAAACTTAAATAATACATCCTATCTAGACAGTAAAGAAGATTATGCGAACGTTGCGTTAACTGTTGGAGAGGATGGGGATACACAAACGTTATCCGGGAATCCGTTGAAGATTACTAAAGAAGTGACTAGGGACGGAGAAACTCAGGAACAGTTGAGTGGTATGCATCGATGTGAGATATATGTTGATGCTGGGTCGATTACTTCTGAGGATGAGGACCATAAAATGAGCGATGCCGAGCGACTGAAAGTAGTTGCTCAGAAGGGCAAAGAAGCTTTAGCTGAGAAACCACATACCATATCTATGGATGGAGATGTTGATCCTCATACTATGTTTGTGTACGGACGAGATTTCAAAATGGGGGATGTAGTACAGATAGAAAACGACTATGGTATTAAAGGGACATCAACCGTGTCGGAATTTATTATGTCCCAAGATTCTAGTGGGGAAACTTCATACCCTACTTTTACAGACTTTGTAAGTGCCGACGATAACAGAATACCAGTAGGCTCTTAAAGAATAAGATAAAGGAGGAAAAATATGAGTTTTGCATCTGGATTTTTTAATTCCGTAGATCATGATAGATTATATGATGCTACCGACATTTCAAGATTATTTGATGGCTTGATTCGGGATGGAATATTCGCATCTATTGGCGACTGTCTTGTCGTAAAGCAGAGCAATCAGATGAACGTAACGGTTGGAACTGGACGAGCATGGTTTAATCATACTTGGAGTTACAACGATGCTCTTTATCCAGTTACTATTCCACCATCAGAGATTCTTATGGATCGTATTGATGCAGTTGTTCTGGAGATCAATTCAGTTGAATCTGTAAGAGCAAACAGCATTAAATTAATTAAAGGAACACCTTCGTCTACGCCAACAAAGCCAGCATTGACGAATACTAAAGAAGTTCATCAGTATCCATTGGCATACGTTACAGTAGGTAAAGAAGTTACGTCCATTAGGCAAGCGGATATTGAAAACTGTGTAGGGACGAGCGCGTGTCCATTTGTTACAGGCATTCTCGAGGTAATCAGTATCGAACAGCTTATTCCTCAGTGGAAAGATATCTTGAATCGGTTCGTAGAAGAGAATACTGCAAACTTCAATACATGGATGAATGGAGAGAAGCAGGATTACCAGGCTTGGCTCACGGCAGCTAAAAAAGAGATTACGGATTGGCAAGCAACTTCAAAATCGGACTATCAGAAATGGTATGACAGCATTAAGAATGGCTATGACCAGTGGTTCGCTACAATCAAAGCCGCTTATGACGCTAACTGGTCTACGTTCCAGCAGTGGGAAAAGGCGTCCCAGACAGAGTTTGATAAGTGGTTTGAAAATATAAAAAACAAACTCGAAGGTGACCTTGGAGCTAAACTTACTCTGGAAGCAGAGAAGCTAGGTAAAGAAAAAGTATCGCTTATCGAGTCAACGAAAACGGATCTAACAGGTACTGTAGAAGCGCCGTTGATGATTGGCAAGGCTACCAGGAATTTGTTACCATATCCATATGTAGCAGCTAGCGGGTCAGTTTCACACGGTGTAACGATGACGTACACAGAAGAAGGAACCGTTTCTTTTGACGGCACCTTATCCGATCATGCTTCACAACCTGGTTTTATATTATATAGGCATACCGAAGGGTTATTTAATGATGCTATAAATACACTATATTCAAAGTACGATACGACAATTCCAAGGGTATTACATGCTTTTTTTCAGATTTTTACCAAAGGTAATACTTGGGTAACCAACGTCGAGACTTTATCAAAAAACGACTATGACTGGTCGAAATACTATTGTAATTATTGTGTTCAATATCATAAAACTTCCGGAGATGTCCGTGGGACGGTATCCAATATCAGAATAGTAACCGATGCTGATGATCCATTCGTTCCATATTCTGGATATGATATTAAGATAATTGGAAAGAATTTGATTCCGTATCCATATTTTTATGATTCCTCGAATAATGAACAAGGAATAACTTTCACAGTAGATTCAAATGGCGTTATTCATGCTTCCGGAACGGCAACGGCAACTGCATATTACATATTATTCAAAAATAGTTTATTGCCTTGTCTGGCTGTTGGTAACAAATATACCATGACTTTAACGGTTAAAAATGGGGATGCATCAGTATACTTAGCTAATGCTAAAGGTGGTAATACTGATATAGCCGCTATACGCCATTTGAGTAATGGCACGAAATCAATAACATTCACATTTACGAGAATAGATGGAGCAACAGACAATATTGGACTTTATATCACATCAGGAACGACCCTAACAGACTGCCAAATCAAAGTTCAATTAGAAGAAGGAGAAACAGCTACTGCTATCGAGCAGTATCAAACTTCAACCACGAAGATCACTCAGGCTACAGAGTTCCCGAATTTCGATCTAAAAACATTTAATGGAGCTACTCACATTATCTCTCCAGGTAATGTTCAGTCGTTTCACGCTGATGCGCCAAATGGCAAATATCTGCTAGAGTCAATCAAAAAATCCGCTGAGTCTGGAGGCGTTAGTTATGGATCAACTGAACCGACTAATTCCAAACCTGGCGATTTGTGGGTTAATCCGGACCAATCAGATGTTTTACAGGTTTATGATGGGAAATATTGGGGAGGCGTCAACGGCCTTTATATTGGAGACGGCGGCAGTTTTCCATCTTCTCCATATCCCGGCCAGTTAGTATATAACCCTCGTAATAAAATGATGTATGTTTATATTTCATACGGGGGACCATGGGGAGATCCTGGCTGGCTTGCTGTAGGATCGGAAGACCCGGGAGGATATCATTACGGTGCATCAGCTCCAACTAATACCAAACTCTTATGGATTGATACTTCAGGTGTGGCTAAATTCTACAATGGTTCTGCCTGGGTACCATTAGCAGCGACGTGGGGATAATTCAAAATGGGGGAGGTAATATATAATGTATTTATCGGGATTTGATCATTTTGCAAAAGACAAAGAAAAACGAGATACAAAAAATCCCCGGGAGGAAAAATCAAATAAAGTTTTTAAAAAGGAGGGTGAAGATAATGCCTAATTTTCTTACCGCGGCAGAAATGAACACTCTTAAAGCCAAGGTAAAAACCGAAATGCAACGTAGAGCATATAATGGTTCTATGACTGGGTTTGCATCCGCATCGTACGACTTCTCCACAACTCCTACATCCGGAACTAAAGTCACAGCGGACCAAGGCAAAAAAGTAATTGAGCCTTTATTGAACATTAAAGACCATGGTAATTTGAATACTGCCGATCTTAAGACAGGCTCTAAGATCCCATCATCGTTTAACAACGAGTTACTATCTTACACTGACTCATTGTCTAAAGAGCCAATCGATGGGGCTAGCTCTTCATGTCGTGGAGCATGCTCTGGACTATGTGTAGGGACGTGCGGCAGCACATGTAGCGGATGTAGCAGCTGTTCTGGTGGATGTAGCGGATCTGGTGGATCTGGTGGCAGCGGCTCGAGTGGCTGCGGAGGATGCTCTGGTAATTGCGGCGGGTGTAATTCTTGCTCTGGTTGCATAGGGTGTAGCAGTGGATGCCAAGGAGGATGTTCTGGATCTTGTGAAGGGTGTGGGAGATCTTGCGCTGGATGCAGTGGGTGCTCAGGATCTTGTGAAGGGTGTTCAGGATGCGCTGGATGCGGAGGATCTTGTTCTAGTTCATGTTCATCAAAAGGAAAGGGTTCGGCTTGTGCCACATGCTATAGTTGCACTGGCTGTGCTAGTTCGTGTTCTTCATGTTCATCTTGTGGAGGATGTTCGGGATCAAGTGGATGCGGAGGAGATTGTACTGGATGCTATGCTGGCTGCGACGGATCTTGTGAAGCTACTTGCTTCAGCAACTGCAGCGGGTGCGAAGGATCTTGTGAATCGGAATGCACAACTGGATGCCAGGGATGCTCTGGATGTTCAGGAGGATGCTCTGGATGTTCAGGAGGATGTGGTTCTGGATGTTACGGCTCATGTACTGGAAATTGCGACGGATGTAGTAATGGCTGTAGTGGTGGATGCAAAAACGCATGTGCAACAACTTGCTCGGCAACGTGTACAGGTACCTGCCAAGCTCAAGCATTTGGTGCCGTAGTATCAGGGGGGGGTAGTTGAGGACCCAACAGTAGATCTGATTGCGAATGGCATGATGCTGCCAATATATTCTCAAACAATATATACCAAAAGCATAGGCCATCCTCATTCGCGTGGAGATAATTATGAGCTTAAAGATCTTGGAATATCTGTAAGATATGACAAACAAAATAATAACATATTATTCGATCTATCCACCGGATTTATGGTAGTAGACAATACCCTATTCAAACAAATCGGATATAACTTGGAGATACCATTGTTTAAAATGATTGAAAGTGAGGATATAAAGTATAATCCTGGTAATGCTGGAACATATGATAAACGCTGGCCGCCAACAACTGAAAATATGAATGGACTTGTCTACAATGCTGGACAAGGATATCAAATACATGTATCGACTGGTTTGACAGAATCAAAAGGGCCGAACAGTAAAAAATATACCCAGTTTGAATTAGTATGGAATAAAAATAATACTACCAAAAATTATGTCGAAACTGGCTCGGTATTTAAAGGGACTAAGGTAATAAAAATACCATTCAAAATAACAGGAATATAAAAACTATTAAAAGAAAAGGAGTTAACTAATATGAAAAACTTTACATTAGAACTTAACAAGGAAACAGCTGACTATTTACAGAGACTTGCATACGAGGTTATGACTAGAAAAGACGTTGTAGCTCATATGCTTGAGTCGGCGAAAGATGATACGGATGCTTCAGTGCTGGACTCAGTACCATTTAAGCATTATCACAAACTGCTTGAAGAGGCTGAGTGTTCCTACGACATTGCTAAAGCTGAGTTAGAAAAGTCTTTACAGCCTCGTGTTCTGGAGCATGAAGGAAAAGATGTTAAATTCAGATGGGCAGTAACAGACTTTTCAGAGCACCTCGTACACATTACCGTATTAGAGGGCTAAGCTTATGAAGAAGTTCGAACAGTTTCAGGATATGATCGGAAGGTTGTATCCTGAGACAATTATTACAAATAATGCATCTGATAGAAGAACTTTATCTCGTACCGTGACTTTTCAAGTAACAGACGAGTGTAACTTGTGCTGTACCTACTGTTACCAGATAAACAAAGGCAAGAGAAAAATGAAGTTCGAAGATGCAAAGAAACTTATTGATATGCTTCTTACCGGAGATGAACGCCTCGGTAACTACATCGACGCCTCTACATCACCTGGTATTATCATCGAATTTATTGGCGGAGAGCCTTTCTTATGCGTGGATCTTATTGATCAGATTTGCACGTATTTCTATGATAAAGCTATCGAGTTGATGCATCCATGGGCAACAAAATTCTGTATTTCGATTTGCTCAAATGGTGTATTATATTTTGAGCCTAAGGTTCAGAAGTTCCTGAACAAATGGCGGCATAATCTCTCTTTCTCAATTACCATCGATGGAAATAAGGCTCTGCATGATGCTTGTAGAGTCTTTCCAGATGGTACTGGGTCTTATGATGTGGCAGTAGCTGGAGCTCGTGATTGGATATCAAGGGGGTACTATATGGGCTCTAAGATCACCATAGCGCCAGGTAATGTGCAGCATCTATTCTCGGCGATTAAGCATATGGTAGAACTTGGATACAAAGATATCAATGCGAATGTCGTTTATGAAAAAGGATGGACATTGGATCACGCAAAGATCTATTACGAGCAGCTCAAAATGTTAGCTGATTATTGGCTTGAAAATGACTTAGCCGATGACCATTTCATGGCATTATTCGAGAATGACTTCTTCAAACCAAAGGAAGAAACAGATCTTGAAAACTGGTGCGGAGGAACTGGCTTCATGTTAGCAATGGACCCAGATGGATGGCTTTACCCATGCATCAGATATATGGAAAGCAGTCTAGGTACATCCCGAGAGCCTCTTAGAATTGGCCATGTCAATTTCGGAATTGCTCAAAGAAAATGCGATAAGCAGTGCGTTGAGTGCCTCAATAAAATTGACAGGAGAACAGAATCTAGTGACGAGTGCTTTTATTGCCCTATAGCTGAAGGCTGCAGTTGGTGCTCTGCGTACAACTACCAGAAAAATGGAACACCAGATTCGCGTTGTACTTATATTTGCGATATGCACAAGACCAGATCTCTTGCAAATGCATATTTCTGGAATAAGTGGTATCGTAAGAAACACTCGAAACAAAGATTCAAAATATACTGTCCGGATGAATGGGCTATTCCTATTATCGGCGAGGAAGAACTTAACATGCTTAAAGAATTAAGCAAGGAGGATCAAAATGAAACTTAAATTTGGAAATGGAACAACAGTTGATATACGTAAATTTACAAGAGAGTATGCTCAGAATCAGTCAGGTAGAACTTATCTGAACATTACTTCAACATACGAATCCCCAGCAGTGTTTGACAGAATCGCTTCTACGGCCCGCAATGCCGACAATATCTCTCATATGGAGATTACAGACGACAATGGAAATGTCACTACATTCGATGGGTTCAAGCTGGACAACGTTATTGAGATTCATGATGGATTATCCAATGATGTTACTATCAGGGCTTACAAGAATGACCCAGTTATTACAACTGACAACTCGGAATCGGAGGCTACTAGCGAGTCTTTGACATAAATTAAAATGGTTTAGGGTGGTGGTTCCATTGCAGTAATTCTTGATCGTCCAAGTGACGTTAAAAGAAAATTTAATAATATCTCTAGGCTTTTACTCGTTTGTGTCTAGGGATAAGAACATTTAAATCAAAATAGGAAAGGAGCTGTTTTGCTATGGATTATACACCGAATATCGACGCCCAAGGAATGCGACGGCCTATGGGTCCTGTAGACCAACCAAATTGGAATGGAGGACCAAGACTAAGCCATAATCCCCAAGTTATGAACAACCAGGCTGTAGGGCAGCCTAATCTGTCAAACGCAATGGCAAATCAACGGCCAATTATTCCAATCAGAGGAAGGATTGTAACTTCAGAGCAGGATATTGTGCCTGCAGAAATACCAATGGATGGTAGTATTTGTCTGTTTATGACAGAGGATTGTAAAAGAGTTATTGCCAAGCAGTGGAATAGTAATGGTGTTCTACAAAGCATTATCTATTCTCCAAGTTCAAATGAGCAGGCTCAATCAGAGTGTCAAAATGGTGATAGCACCGGAGAATTAAAAGCTCAGCTTGACAGGATAGAGAATATGCTAAAACGGCAAGGACATCAAAATAAGTCGCGATTCAAGGAGGACAAAAAGAATGATAAGTCAATGCATTCAACAAATGGCAATGAAGATTCTAAAGGAGAATCCTAATATTGCTAATAACCCTAATGCTCAAAGCATGATTAACGTTATTCAATCTGGCGATGAGAAAAAAGGACAGGAGATTGCAGAGAACATTTGTAAGTCTATGGGAGTAAGTAAAGAAGATGCTATCCGACAGGCAGAACAGTTTTTCCATGTAAAATAAGGAGGAAGTAATTATGTTTAATATGGGTAGTGCACCAAGTCTTGCAGATATTGCTGCTGTTACAAAAGATGGAAACGGTGATGGCTGGGGTAATGGAAATGGATGGTGGGTGTTAATCATCCTGTTTGCTATCTTCGGCGGATGGGGAAATGGCTGGGGTGGCCAGGGACGAAATGGAGAGGGCTGCGCAACTAACGGCGATCTTCAGAGAGGATTTGATACCCAGTCAATCCTTAACAAGCTTAGCGGCATTGACAATGGAATTTGTGATGGTTTCTATGCTATGAATACTAGCATGCTGCAGTCTACTAACGCTATTCAGAGCGCTATTAGTGACAGTGCTAATGCTTCTAATATCGCAAATTTACAGTCAACGAATGCCATTCAGACGCAGTTAGCCGATTGCTGCTGCCAGAACCGTCAGGGTCAGGCTCAGATCCAGTATGATATGGCTACAAATACTTGCGCTATCACTAATGCTATTCAAAATCAGACAAGAGACATCATTGACAATGATAATGCCAATTACCGTGCTCTGCATGATGAAATGGTCAAAATGCAGATGGATGCGAAAGATCAGACAATCGCTAGCCAGCAGGCTGCTATTAACAAACTGGAACTTACAGCATCTCAGTGCGCTCAGAATCAGTATCTTGTTAATCAGTTACGTCCGGCTGCTGTTCCTGCATTTACAGTACCAAATCCATATGCTAATTACGGGTTTGGATGCTACTGTGGATCAAGTAATAACGGTTGCTGCTAATTAACGTCAAAATGATTAGGGAGGGTCTAGAAATTGGCTCTCCCTTGTATGGAGGTATTATAAAATGATTGAATTATCAAATACTACTGCCCAGGTAATACCTGCAGGTCAGTCCATTACCTTTGACAAAGTTCTTCTCAAAACAGGTTGCGCTGAGTGTCATAGAGAAAATACAGGACCTGTCAAAATGAGAGCTAATGGTATTTATGAAGTTTCTTTTGCTGGTAACATCTCTGGTGCAGTCGCAGGCACTCCTGTGCAGCTCGCCTTTCAATTGGGAGGGGTAACGTTGCCAGAGACAACTATGGTTTCTACTCCTGGAGCTGCTAACGCTTCTAACAACGTAGCTACTTCAACTTTAATCAAGAATTGCTGCGGGGACTACGATCGTATAACCGTAACTAACAATGGTACTGCGGACGTAACTGTCGCTGCTAACAGCGCTTTTATTGTTCGTAGACTTGCTTAAGGAGGTGTCATCAAAATGGAAAAGATGAAAGATCTCTGTTCTATTAAGGCAACTCTTGTAGACTCAGTAAAGGAGCAGCTTTCTCATGGAATTGAGTGCGTAGATGCTCATGAAATGGGGGAAGTTGTCGATATGATCAAAGATATTTACGAAGCTGAGAACTACTGCATGCAGTCAAAATACTACAAATCAATTGTAGAGGCTATGACGGATGGGTCTTACGGTTACAATCCAAATCGCTATGCCTCTAGTGGTAGATATGCTTCGGCCGGACACGGTTCTAGATATGGATATATGCCATATTTGGAAGGTGAGGACTACAACATACAGCAATATCTTACCGGCGATCCGACAGAGTTTGCAGATCAGATGAAACTCCGCTTTGGCTATATGGATCAAAATGAACCAAAAATGATGAACAAGCCAGTTAGCACTTATGGTGCTGCATATGATTCTTGGTCTGATGCAAGAAAACATTATACGAAAACTGGATCATCAGAAGATAAAGAGAGAATGGAACGGCATGGAGAAGAGCATGTCGAGAAGGCTATTATCTCTATGCGTGACATTTGGAGCGAAGCCAGCCCTGAATTGAAACGCAGAATGAAAACCGAACTTTCTACATTAGTAGACAACATGACTATCTAAAGAGAACTGCGATTATGGACAGATTCTCAATGAATGGATATTTATGGAGGATAAAGTTCGTAAACCCAAATGACAAAATGCTTATGGATAGGACTGGAAAAATGACATTAGCCACCACAGACCCAAACCTTGCAACTATTTTCATGTCGAGGAGCTTATCTGGTGCACTCCTCATAAAAGTTCTTATCCATGAGCTAGGTCATTGTGCTCTTGTTAGTTACGGTTTGCTAGACGATATTCATAAGGTTGTAAAACCAGAATATTGGATATTAGCGGAAGAATGGGTCTGCAACTTTATAGCCGATTATGGAGCTAAGATATTTTCAATAGCTTATTCTATATTAGGTAATGACGCATGGATGTTTATTCCTTATGAGCTTGATAAAGTAATCGCATAAGGAGGAAGATTATGGAAAGCATCGTATCAATTATCGTCACTGTGTTGTGTTCGGTTATTGCATCATCTGGGTTCTGGGCATGGATTCAGAAAAAAGATGACAAAAAATCATTACAAAGTCAGATGCTCATTGGACTGGCCCACGACCGCATTGTGTCATTAGGTATGGTCTACATCGAACGTGGATGGATCACTAAAGATGAATATGAGAATCTGAGAGACTATCTTTACGAACCGTACAAAGCCTTAGGGGGCAACGGCTCCGCAAAAAGAGTTATGGAGGGAGTTAATAGACTCAAGATATTCACAGTACCACCAATATCGGAAGGAGAAAGTCAAAATGAAGTTAACAAATAAACAGTATGATATTCTTAAATGGATTGCATTAATTGCCTTACCAGCGATTGGTACTCTGTACTTTACACTTGCTACTATCTGGGGACTTCCGTACGGAGACCAGGTCGTAGGAACTATTACCGCTGTCGATACTTTTCTTGGTGCTCTGCTTGGAATTAGCACAAGTCAGCATAACAAGCGCAAAGCTGCTTCGGCAAAAAAGCAGTAATGTACATACGATGTCTCTAGGCTTTCTATACGATGGCCTAGGGACGTCAGAGTATCGCTGGATGTTCAAGGTCTCTTTCTTTTTCGCAAATATTTCCACTGCTATAATGAGAACTAGAGACATTATTATAAGGAGGTACTTATTATGAAGAAAATGAGAACGGTATTAGTTGTTAAAGCAAAGGATAAGAGTGAAGCTAGAGCGGCTTTACAGTGCGCTATGGAAGCACTCGATGAGGATGAATTACAAAAGAATATCGAAATCAAGGTTAGTTTTCCTACAAAGAACACTTGTAACCTTGTCTCAATGTGGAAACATTAATTCCAAATATATTGCTCATGGAAACATGGGCTTTATATTTTTACCTCGCAAGATATTCGTATATTATAATGAGAAATAATACTTATATTTAAGGAGGAAAACGAAATGAAAGGATATATTGAAATAGCAGATGAATTAGATTGGCAGTTTAAGGCTTATTGTAATAGTCATAGCATTGAGTATAAAAGCGTTGACGATGACGGCCTTTACAGAGTATCTGGGTCTGTAATCAATATGGTTAAATTCATCTATCGTATGAAAAAATTACATAAGAATTATTTAAACGAGATTGAGGCCTAATTCAAGGTCTCTTTCTTTTGCCTCGCATCTAATTCTTATTCTATAATGAGAAATATACTAGACAAAATATGGAGGTACATAAATATGAAAAACTTATTACAGATATTCAAAGATGGAAGATGGTTAATTTGTATATTTCCAGTAGCAGTACTTATAATTGCAGTACTTACTATGGTAGGAATTATGAATCCAGCAATATCATTTGGAGCTGGCATTGTTGCATATTTGGTAGCAATTATGTTTAGTTATGACGATGAAGATGAGGACTAATTCAGGTCCTCTCTTCTTTCGCAATAAATTCACGCATTATAATGAAGATTAAATATTTAGGAGGTAATTTGATATGAAGAAAAGATTAGAAAAATTATTTGCATTGGTGTCAGCTTTAAGCTTTGTATGCGCACCAACGTTACTAATGTTCATTGGATTCTGGATGATCTACAATGTAGGTCTCTGGATCGGAATAACATTTAGTGCCGTTGGATATTTCGCATCAGTTTGGGAGTATTTCCAATTGCAGACATATTTCGATAAGAGAAAGAAGAAAAATCAAAACACAACTAAATAGAGGTCTAGGGACGCGGGTGATTCAAAGCCCGTTCCTTTTTTTTCGCAAGATATTCTGTTGCTATAATAGGAAAGAAAGGAGGAGCTAAAGATGAAAGAATTCTTAGCAAACATAGTAAAGGTATTTATTACATTAGCGATTTTAGGACCAGTAATTGCACTGGTAGGAATCGGTCTTGGAATAGGAGCTTTACTATTCTAACTAGGATGAGTCAGTGGAAACATTGGCTCTTTCTTTTCTCGCAAAAAATACATATTCTATAATGAGAAGGAGTAAGCGAATCCTAGGTTAATGACCTGGGCTGGACAGTTATCTTATGGAAACGAAATCGAAAGATGGAGTACGGAAACCAGATAATTAGCTTCCTTTTCTTTTTTATTTTTGTTTTAAGAAAGGAGTCAAAATGACAGTAAAAAATTTTTTGGAAAACAACAAAGTAGCAATTATGTACGATTTCGCAAATAAGGAATTGGAGAAAATCTTAGCGCGATCAAAAGAATTGAATAAGAAAATGAAAACATTACCTGACAAAAATTCAGTAGAAGGATTAAACATTCTTGTCGAATCGCAACGTTTAGCAGGAAAAATCGAAGGCATTGACCTTATCATGGAAGAGCTCGAACGCCTCGCAAAAATCTCATAGTATATAATGAGATGAAAGGAGGAATGTAAGATGATCACATTAGCAATTTTAGGAGCTATTTTATTAGGAGTGATAGTAGTTGGAATAGTACTGCTTTTAGCAGGAGGTATTTCAATATTACTCACTTTCGGAGATGTGATAGTGGCAGGATTGATAATCTATGCTATCATCAAACATGTTTGGAAAAAACATCACAAAAACTAGGAGGGGCCTACATAGGCTTCCCCTTTTATATTTTTTAAATTAAAGGAGGATACAAAAATGGTAGTAAAGTATGTTGAGGATTTCGTTGGATTGGACGGACGGTTCTACGAGAGCAAGGTAGCTTCAGATTGCTGCTCGGTACGTTTAGTTCCGGACTGTGGGGGGATGATGTCTGCTATATTCTTATATAGGGACAATGATCAGAGTATGATAATTCCATTCTCTGGGAAAGATCTTTCTCAAAAGATGGTATATCTGGACAACAATATATTTGATATTCATGTTGCTTCTGGTGTTATCGACCTGTCTGGGTTCAAAGCTATTAAGATGTCAAAATACATTGAGCTGAATGCGGTTATGAAATCAATAGGTAAGAGCCAGCTGTTCAAGAAAAGTGAAAATGTTCCTATCGATGCCCGGAACATTGTGAAGGATGTGTGCCATGCAATTGAATTCAATGATGACAGCTTCGAACACCTGTTCAAAAATATGAAGGAGGGATTATAATGTTTAAAACTTACATTGATATTTCTAGACGGAATTATATTTACTATATAGTTCACGATATTATTACGATGAGCAATGGTTGGGACGTAATAACCACTGTCACTAGACCAGATCATATAAGGATCTACTTCTCTTATAAATGGTTCCAGTACGGCAAGGTTCAAGCATTCAAAAAGGCGGTGAAAAACTATGCAAAAAGAGTCACATATTACGATCGCACATATATCCCTAAATATTTATTTGCGCAAGAGACAAGACCATATTCAGACAAACTCCAAGAAGCGCTCGCAGAGTTTTCCTACACAGCAGCAGTTCAAGGAGGTTTTGAATGCAGAAATGTCAAAGACATAATGAATAAGAACAACGTAACAATAGGATATAAGAAATAAGGAGGAATTAAAATGAACGTATTAGTAGGTATTATATGTGTAATTATTGGCTACCTTGTCGGTATGCATGTTGGCAAAAACGTAACGAAAATGTCTTGCCCAGGCATCATCAAAATAGCTAGGGACGATGAAGATGGATACTACTTTGCTCTTGAGATTAAAGGAAAAGGTAGCGGTGGAGAAGCCCTCAAAGAAATGTATGAATCTGATACCGTAACGTTTGAAGTTAGGCGTATGTCAGACACGCAAATAAAACAGGGCTTATAATGAGAACTTTATTGTTATAATATTGAAAGGAGTCAAATATGGCAAGAGAAGAAGGAACTGAAGACTTAAGAGAGGTATTAGAGCAAACTATTCTTGAAGAGGACAATAAACTCTTCGATGAAAAGATTGGCGGCGAGCGAAACGGCATTGCCGACAATTTGGTTAGCTTCTACAAGTTGAAATTAGAAGAGGATAAGCTCGCGCAGGAGCGTGATATCAAAATGAAAGAGTTTGATCATAAAGAGAGAGAACTCGACATTAGAGAACGCGAATTGGAGCAGTCCAAAACTAATTCAAAATTAGAGTTGATCAAATCCGGGGTAACGCTGGCCGCTTGGGCTGGTCTTAGCATCGGAGTGATGGTCTTCGAAGGTAATGGAGGCGCAATACTTAGTAAAGCATTTCCGGGGATCTTTCCAAAGACGAAGATCTGAGAAACAAAAAAGTTAAGTTTATAGGCTATGGAAACATGGCCTTTAAGCTTTTCTAGAAAGGAGAGAAGAGTTTGAAAAAAGAAAATAAATTATTTATAATCTTCATCGTAATACTGGGATCACTTCTAGTATGGGCGCAATATGAATACGAACAACAGCAAAAAGAAAGTAACAGAATTGTAAAAGAGCTGCAGAGAAAAACTGCTGAATTAGAAGATACTTATATGTTATCATATCACTTCGAACCAGATGTTAGTGTAGAAGACAACGACACACCAGTTGTAAGCTCTCCTATAGGCGAAACGAAATCGGTCCCAGATCAAAATGGATTCTTCTCGTACATGGATGCAGATTGTATTACGAGCGTAGGGACGGACCAGCACGAAATGAAATCAAAATATCGACTCGATTCATCTGGTATTTGGACGTACGACGGGCGATGGTGCATTGCCGTAGGATCATACTATACTACTAAGGTTGGGCAATACATTGATATTGTGCTTAAGAATGGTACAACAATAACTGGCATACTTGCTGATTGTAAAGCAGATAAAGATACTGATCCAACAAGACGTCAAAATGCCAATGGATCAATTGTAGAGTTTGTGGTAAATGAGTCTAGTCTGTCTAGTGAGGTTAAAGAACATGGTAGTTGTGCATATGCTTACCCACAATGGCAAAGCGAAGTAGATCATATTGATATTTATTAGGAGCTGGCTATATGGATACATTCTTATTAGCAATATTAACTGTATTTCTAGTTATGATATTCTGTGATAGACCTCATCGCAAATAATTCATTTCATATAATAGGAGGTGATAAAATGAGCAAAGAAACTTTGTTAAAGATTGGACAGATCGGATGCACAGCGATAGCAGGATTCTTAGGAATCTGTTTGACACAGATGCATATCGATAAAGCAGTCGATGAAAGAGTAAAAGCTATAGAGTCAACCGACTCAAAAGAGGATGAGGACTAATTCAGGTCCTCTCTTCTTTTCGCAACAAAATCAGGTGCTATAATGAGAACTATTGTTTTATAACGAAAGGAGTATTAAAATGAAAGAGAAAACAAAGCAGAAATTAAACGATACAAAGGAGTATATTGTTGAGCATAAAGCTGACATTATCACTTATTGTGCTACAACCGCTGCGGCAGTACTCATTGGTAGAGCATGTGGAGCCATGATTGGCAAATACATTGGGATGACCAACGCAGCTGCATATCAGCGGGGATGGCAGAATGGAGTGACTGATTGTCATGATCGTATGCTTAGCGACAATGTTGACAAACCAGAAGTTGTTAAGGCTTTAGTAGACTTTCAGCAGAAGTACACTAAATAAGAACAAAAGTCAAGGCTAAAGGCTATGGAAACATGGCCTTTAAGCTTTTCTAGAAAGGAGTCAAAATGAACACTGAACAGGTAGGATATTTTATTAAAAGAAACATGCCTACTATCTTGTCTATAGGTGCGGCTATAGGCGTAGTCGTATCTAATGTACTTACTAATAAGGCATCTATCAAAGCAACACTTAAAGTTGATGAAATCGAGAAAAAGAAGCATAGAGAGCTTACTTTTATCGAAGAGGTAAAAGTTGTAGCTCCAATTTATGCTCCTTCTATTGTAGTTGGCGCTGCTGCAATAGGATGCATCTTTGGATCGAACTTCTTAAACAAGAAACAGCTTGCAGCATTAGCAGGAGCTATGAGTATTCTCCAGGCAAACTTTAAGAGGTATAGAACAGAAGTAGTCAACGAGGTAGGAAAAGAAAAAGAAGAAAACATTTGGAAAGCTAGCAGACCTAATGGCGAATCATTATATAAAACTGTCTCTGAACAGGAATCGAAGTTTGTAGATACAACAGGCTTGACATTCTTCATTGATAGTTTGACAGATGAAGGATTCTATACAGATAAAGCGACAGTAGAATCAGCCATATTAAAGCTGAATAGAAAATTACAGATGAATCCAAATCAAACGGTAACTCTGAATGAATTCAGGAACGATCTTGACTTGCATCCTACGAATTTTGGGAATATTGTTGGGTGGTCAAAGATTGATGTGGATGAGTATGACACAACTGATCCTTGGATTGATATTCAGCTTGTTCCGTTCGAAAACACTGAGGGTTACTATATACGGTATCTCAGTTTACCGCATGGATTATTCATGGCCACTAAAAAAGAAAAACGAGAAGCAAAAGGCTGGTTTAAAGATATGGAATACAGTTCAAGCATGTTGATATAAGAAAGGAGAAAACAAAATGAGCTTTTTAAACACTTTAATTAAGGAGGCAAATAAGGTTCCAGTAGTTGCCGATAAGAATGCTCCAATGCTTCTTATGATTGCTGGGATCGGGGGGCTGGCTGCTACAGTAATAAGTGCGGTCAAAGCTACACCATTAGCAATCGACAAAATGGATGACGAGATTGCGAACAGATATGAGAGAGGAGAGATTGAATACGAGGAACTTCCAATGTCTGTAGCAAAGTCTGATATGGCTTATAGATTTGAGGAACTCGGTCCGAAGCAGATCGTAAAGTCTTGCTGGAAGTGCTATGTCCCTACAGTAATTTTAGGAGCATTAAGCATCTCAGCATTCGTCGGATCATACAAGATTAGCACAGCTAGACTTACTGCCATGACGGCAATGTATGAGTTTACAGCGAACGCGTACGACAGATACCGTAGAAACGTAGCTAAGGTATCACCAAAGACTGATGTCAAAGCCACCAAAGCTGCTAGAGACGAGCAGGTAAAGGAGATCCCAGAATCTAAGTTTGAAGGTGCTCCTGACGAAAAAGAAGTTTGTATCGATCTGTTCACCGGCAATGTATTCTATTCAACAAGAAATGATGTATTGCAGGCTGTTAGTAGGATAAAAGATCGGTTCCTTTCTGGAGAAATGTTTATATCTCTAAATGAATTCTACGACGAAGTAGATGCAACTCACGTTGAAGTCGGTGATGACGTAGGATGGACTCCTGACACTTATTTGGATGTTCAGTTCGACTCGACGTTGCGAAATGGAAAACCATGTCTGACTATTGGATATTTTGCAAACCCAAGATTCGATTACCGAGACATAATGTAGATTCGCAAAAAATTCAGATATTATAATGAGATATAAACCAAAAATAAGGAGGACAAAAGTATGTCAGAATTACAGAATGAAAACACAACAGAGGTAGTAGTAGCAGAGGACGTTAACACAACGCCTGCAACCGAGGTAACCAAAGACGATTCATTAGGCAAGATTGGAATTGCTTTGTTCGGCTTAGCGACTATAGGAACTTACACGCTTGGAAAAGCGGCAGTTAAGGGAGCTATGAAGCTGGTCGAGAAAGCTAAGGAAAAGAAAGCCGACTTGAAGAGGGCTAAGGATGCTAAAGATGCGGACTATCGTGAAGCGGACGATGAGGACGATATCGATGAAGTAGATCAGGATGATAAGACTGAAAACGAAAAGTAGTACTTAACAAGATTGGAAATCTTAAGGTCTGGGATCATGGAAACATGGTCTTAGACTTTTTTCTTAGAAAGGAGCTAAAATGGAAAGATTGGAGAGCAACTCAATCGCTACTGGCGCAAAGGCAACAAAGAAGAAACCTACAAAATCTGAAGAGCGTCAGAAGATTGAAAAAGTAGTAAAGAATAGAGTAACAACTCAGAAAAAATCCCTGGGTCAGAAATTCGGAGAAACATTTTTAAGCGATGAATCTGGAGGTGTTGGATCGTATATCTTTAATGATGTTCTGATTCCAGCTTTAAAGGACACATTCGTTGATATGGTTGAAGGTGCTATCAACATGGCATTCTATGGCGATACAAGACGTAGATCACGTGGACGTAGTAGCTTCAGTCGTGGTAGCGTAGAGCGAGTACCGTACGATGGCATGTTTGATGACCGTAGACGTAGATCGGCTCCTCGAGGACGGGCTAGATACGATATGGACAACATCCGATTTAAGACTCGAGCAGATGCAGATTTAACTCTTGATACCTTAACTGAGTATCTTGACAAATATGATTCTGTATCAGTCGGAGATGTATACGAGTCACTTGGTATTCCGACACAGGCAAATGACTTCCATTATGGTTGGTATGAACTTGGTGGAGCTCATATTAGAAAGTCTAGAGACGGCGGATATGTATTAGAGATGCCGAGATTGGAGGAACTTGACTAATGATTAAAATTATTGAACCAGGAACTAAAACCGTGGCCGAATGCGATAGCTGCGGTTGTAAGTTCTCTTATGAGAAAGAAGATATTCAGAGTCGTCCATACAAGACACCTGATGGATGTGCGCCAAGCATTACAAAACTGCCAATCTTCTTTGAGTCTTATGTAACATGTCCGCAGTGCGGTAAGACTCTTACAGTAATGTCTATTAAAGGGCAGAAAGCATAAGGAGGTATATAAATGGGAAACAAAGTAAATCATCCAGATCATTATCAGAATATTGCTGGCGTTGAGGCTATTGATATTCTGAATGATGTGGTTAAAGACCTGCCAGGCAAGCAGGCCGCAATGTTATGGAATTCTATGAAGTATTTATTCCGATTCCAGAAGAAAAATGGCGTAGAGGATCTGAAGAAAGCGCGGACTTATCTGGATTATCTGATCAACGATATGGAGTCTACGCAGGACGCCGCCAAAGATATTTCAGAAAAGTGTCCAGAGTTTCTGCGGGATACATGGCGTTCATATGAATATGGATATATGGCAATCTTTGCAAAATCAAAAGAACCGAATGGAATGCCATCCAAGTTAACTTTTTATACAGCGTATACTGCAGAAGAGTTCAGGAATGTATTCTATAATATGCTGAGCGAGGGCTACGATGAATTCTCGATCGCGGACGTTGCTTTAGAGATGAAGTTTAAACCTTTTAAAAGAAATACATGGAATAACTGGGACGATGTGGTTAATTGGAAGAAGGTACACGACAGCTTCACAATAGAACCAGTCGGTGATAAGTGTGAACTGATATTTAACTACAAGGATGCTAGTTCGGAAACGCTGGAGAACGATGATCCTCAAAAAAAGGCGTGCGTTGTATATAATTCTAAAATCTCAGGACGCGCAGAAGTACATTATTCAATGCATATGTATGCAGGTACGTGCACGTCTATTACATTCACTAGTGAATTGGATAGGGATATGTTCATTGCAGGATTCTTTAATAGGCTTGGAAAAAAGACGTTTTCGATTCGTGATGTTTTGTCTGATACAAATCAGTTTGTTATTCCTAATGATGCAGATACTTTTAACGTCAGACTTCCATGGAAAGATTTCTTTAGTCGATTCAGATTATCTAAAGAAGGCGATAAGTACATCTTAGAATTTATTTATAAAGCGATCAGGAGGAAAAAGTAAATGGAGAAAACTAGACAGGATACCGATAACAAAGCCAAGGTAGATAAGGCGATTATCATCGTTTCCGGAACAAAAGAAGAACCGTATTTCGAGATTCTTTACCATCTGCTTGGTGAAGATGATGACAGAATCGGTTTTGGATCATATTGTTTAACCAATGTATTCAATTGGAGAGAGCAGTACTTAGAAGTTGTAAGTAAGGAGGACAAATAAATGAAAGAAGTATTAAACGCAGCTGTAACCAGCGTATCGACAGTATTAGGCCATACTAAGGCCTGGACAAAGATGAACTCTCCGGAGATCATGTTATTTGCTGGAATTGGAGCAGGTATCGGAGCTCTGATTACAACACAGAGAGCTACGCTCAAAGTAGAAACAGTAAAGAGTAACGAGGAAAAGACAAAGAAGAAAATCGTAGAGACAGCAGCAAAGTACGAAGAAGATCCAGACTCTCTTGACAGACCTTACACAAAAGAGGATGCAACAAACGATATGGTTCTGTTGAAGAGAAAAACAGCATTAGAGTATGTTAAGCTCTATACAGGACCTGTAATTCTTGAAGCAGTATCTATCGGTCTTATTCTTGGATCTCATCATATTATGAAGCAGCGTCAGGCAGCATTAGCAGCATCTTGTGCGGCAATTGCAAAGGCTTACCAGACATACCGTCAAAATGTAATTAATAAGTACGGTGAAGAAGTTGACAAAGAAATGCTGTACGGATCTGAAAAGAAAACAGTTAAGAAGACTGAGACAGATCCAGAGACAGGTGAGAAAAAGAAGGTAACTGAGGAGCAGGAGATTATCAGAAACTTCGGTGGCTCACCATATGCAAGACTCTTCAACAGAGAGAACTCTACTGAGTGGTTTAACGATAACCCTCAAAATGAATTCATGCTTGCACAGCGCGAAAAGGAAGCGGACACCAGATTAAAATGCGAAGGTATCCTGACACTGAATGATGTATACCGTATGATAGGTCTGAAGCCTACTGATATTGGTCTGACACATGGATGGAGATACAGAAGCCAGAAAGATCCAGATTATGGTAAGTTCGACAACAACGTAACGTTCCTGACCAAGTGGGTCATGGTACCGAACGAAGAAACTGGAGAAGACGAGAGAACACTGTTAATCGACTTCAACTGTGATGGCTGCATTTACGGCGAAGTATCACAGAGATGAATCGATGAACAGATAATGTTTATGGACGGTGTATTAGATTACCCTTGGCAGCAGTGGTGCTACTAAGGGCGGTCTAGGACCGTAGGAAGGAGAAATGAGAAACATGAGTAAGATATGTTATATAGCAACTGCTTCACTCGCTGTAGCCGCAGCGTACAATAAGGACCCAGATGCAGAATTCGTAGCTATCGAGCACGAGCATATGGATGCTATTGTTGAGTACTTCAAGGATCATGCGTTTTACAAATACAATACTGAGTTGACTATGGATGGGCAGCTTAAGTTCAAAGGAAAACCAGTTATAGCATACATTGGTCAGCCTATAGAAAGCAATAAAAATGACATAGGATCTATGACAGCCGAGGAAATGAAAAGGATGCTTAACAAAGTTTACGGACGGAGCTGGAATGCATACTCAGGAGGTTATAGTGTATAGATGTGACGGATGTGGTGAGGCATGCGAGGAAAATGAACTTACAGAGTTAGAGTTCTTTCAAGGTGTGCCAATGCAAAACTTATGTAGTGATTGCCTTGCAAAGATATTTGTAAAGAAGGAGGAAAAAGAGAATGCGTGAAATATATAAAAATTGTAAAGGTTGTCCTTATTATTTTGGGGAGATAGACCAATGCATGTTTGGAGAAGAAGATGTTCCAGATAACTTAGAAAAAAAATGTGAAAAGAAGGAGGAAAAGAAATGAAAAAAGAAGTTCGCTTAAATTATAATTTAGCACTGTGCAAGAGATCTGATATCGACGCACTGCTTAAACTATTCGAGACATTGATCCACGCTACAGACGGTGTCTTATCTGGTAGCATGATATGGCGTAATTTCTACCATAGATTAAACATTAACATTGAAAAAGAAATATTAGACGCTTTCGGTATCAGCAGTTTGGAAGATACAATACACGGCATCAAATCAGTAGTACTGTATGTTAACCCGTCCACATACGAAACGTTCTTCATGTTCAATGTCTATGATGAGAAAGAAGAAAACATCGACACTAGTATAGCAGCCGAAGCTTTTGCCAGAGTCTATGCAACGCTGATTTCATTTCAGGAAAAGACAGGTGTCAAAATAGAGGCCACCATTACAACTGACGGGATTAACATTGAGTCGTCTAAGGACAATCTCGTGTACCGTATTATTATACCAAAACGTGAGCTTGATGAGAGTGTTGATATCACAATACCAATAGAGAACACACTTGACAATGCTATAAAGAAAATGATTGATTAAAGGGAGGTCAAAATGAAAGAAGTTTATTTGAAATGTGACATGATTTCATATGAAAAGAGATCTGTCAATGCGCTGATCGATAGATTATACACGATTACTCAAAGTAATTATGGAGTCTTATCAGGCAATGTTATATGGTTCGAACTTTTAGATCGTTTAGGAGTGGAATCAGAAAAAGAAATCCTGGACGCTTTTGGCATTAACGATTTAAAGTCTAAGATCTATAATATTACTAATATTGGTTTATGCCAAGATATCGAAAGTATGTGCGCATACCTGATGTTCAAAATAGATGATTCAGTGAAATGCGGGACTGAGTGTGTAGCTAAAGATATATCAGATATCTATGCATACATCAATAAAATTGAGACAAACTCTCAGCTGAAAGCAAACATCGAGGTTACAACTGACGGTGCAAGTGTTAGCTTCCCTAAAGACGATCCAGTAGAGCATGATATTGTGAACAATGTCTTTGACTCAGTAAGGGCGGTTTATAAAGGGCTCAACAATATTAAGTCTGAAACTGGTGTCAAAACAGGTGTAGCTATAACAGGATTAGGAATTCATTTCGATTCTGTAAAAGATAAATTAGGATTCAGCATCTCTGTAGAGAAAAAAGAACTCGACAACGCGGCAGATATGCGTATGCCTATTAAGAACATAATTGATATTGCTATAAAGAAAGTAACAGAATAGGGGGTTCTTCTATGTGCGACAAAAGAAAAATGAGTAACTGGACTGTAACGGAACGCGATCTGGCAATATTCAAGCGTTGGCAGAGTGGAGACAGCGTTCGCATGATAGCGATGGACGAATATGTCTCTACACAGCGAATATATGAAATAATTACTAAGGTACGGCTATTCCGTGGTGAAGAAGTCTATAAAGATCCATACGATCTCAGATATCTACAGTCAATTACACCTAGAACTAGAAAATTCTTAGTTAAAAGAGGAGCTAAAGACATTAAAGAGCTGATTGAATGGGTTAAGTATAACAGACTTACAACCATACCTGGTATCGGCGATACGATTGAAAAGAAAATACTTATTCAGCTCAATGACTTTATGCGCCAAAGACGTGAAGAAGAGCAGAATAAAAATGGAGGAATTTAAAATGAAGAAAATTAGTAAAGGGTTATATTTATTACTTGCAGCCATTGTATGTTTGACTATAGTTCAGCCAGTAAATGCAAAAACTAAATATACCAAGGCAGATAAGAATTTAGCTTATACGCTGGCTGTTTTCCAGGATAGTGAACTGTTAAACCCAGATTCATTTAAAATAAAGAAAATTAGTAAGGTTAAATATGTGTTAAATAAGGATAATTTCGAAGTGTATTCGGCATGCGGAATTCTTGATAGCTACAGGACAATCGTTTGGAAGGTAGATTATACGGCGTCCAATGCTTATGGCGGAATTGTTAAGGAAAGTGTATATGTTACTTCTACGTGGAATTATTGCAGTGAATACGATATTGATTTTGAAGATTATACTGACAAAACTAGCCATGCTAAAAGCAACAAGAGTAAGTCATTTGTTAAGAAAATCAAGAAGCTTACGTCAAAATACTATAAGGAATTTTAAGGAGGTCTAGGTATGAAAATATTAGTTACAATCAAAGAACTGTCAGAAAAATACAAAGTGCCAATTAAGCTTGTTGTGAAGCCTGATGGTACTATAGAGATATATGTTGATCATGAGAAAACTAACTATATCACAGTTAATTCATCGACAGACGAGGATTTCGTTTGTTTCTGCTTAAGAGAATGCGTAGAAATATATTTTAGGAGGTAATAAAAATGGTTGGATTTTGTAAATGTGATATTTGTGGTAAAGTGTATCACAAAGATGAAAATAAAAATTATGACGGACTTATGGTTTGGCGCTGCGATTCAGATGGCGACATTAGGGACGGGCATAGATACAATGAGATTCCAGATCCAGACAGAAAAATGTTGAGCCCCGTTCCAGAGATGATGGACATCTGTCCAGTTTGTTTTGAGAAATTCTATAACTGGATTAAAACTATTAGGGAGGAATCAAAATGAGAGGATTTTGTAAATGTGATTTATGTGGCAGTGTATACCACGAAGATGATAATAAAATGTATAATGGCATCACAGTATGGTGGTCAGGTAAATCTGGAGTACCGTGTTTTCCTGTTGATAAGAAATTATGTACTCCGGATGGCAAATATGTTACGGATATTCCAGGAATGATGGATATTTGTCCTGAATGCCAGGAAAGATTCTATAACTGGATCAGGATGACTAGGAATGAAGCTAAAAGTCCTAAGGACTATGACTTCCCTATGAATAAACCTGAATAACTCGCACAAAAAACAAAGCTTATAATGAGAAGAGATGCGTAGTAGCACAATAGCAGTGCACTGGTATACCCTATACCAGAGATGCGGGTTCATATCCCGTTTGCATCTCCTTTCATTTTTCGAAAATGAGGAGGAATCAAAATGAAGAGAATTATCGATTGGTTTAGAAAACCGGCAATCATGAAGAAACTTTATCTCACAGGTGGAGATTGGGATGGAGACTTGGTAGTATACAAGCATCACAGGTATTATGTGAACATCCAGACAGGGGTGGTGATGAGAATTGAATAGCGTTTTTATATTCTTTAGAGCTTTGAGCTTGTTCATTTTAGGCGGTCTTATGTTTGCTGGTGTAATACATACAGTAAAATGCATTTTCAAGAAACATGATATTGACTTGATTTCAGAATTTGTGATTATTATCATCGGAATGTGCATAGCTGTATCATGGTCAGTAGATTTGCATTAAGGAGGCATATTATGCAGGAGTTTGAACATACATCTAGGTACGATCGTACGTATACTGAAGAGGAGCGATCATGCCCTTACTTCGACGAATGCTATATTCAGGTAAGGAATCAGGGAGCATGCAGATATCATTGTAAAGATAACCCAGCGTACAGAAAGGGGGTCAAAATGAAATGTTTTAAGTGTGGTGGTAAGATAGGAGCAATCCCAATGAAAAATATTGACGGCGTTAAAGGATATTGCTACTTTTGCAATTCGTGTCATAATAGCTTTTGGAAATCCCTTGACGGATCTATTGTTGATTCCCGTGATGTTCGGATTTTAGGTGTCGATATGAGCAATGCAGAGCCAAAGGCATGCGATTACGAGATTTCAATTGATTTAGTTTCTTTTGGAGTTGATACAGCTACCAGGGACGGAAAGAAAATAGCAAATGAGATTGCAGATTATTTAAGCAATGCAGGATATAATGTATCTATCAGCAGTGGAGATAATCGCGCATCGTTGAAAATCGATTTGTCTGCTACCGAAGATCAAAAATAATAAATAAGGAGGACAAATAAATGAGCGGAAAAGTAGTATTAAGTTTTGTATTAGGAGCAGCAGGTGGAGCTGTAGGTATGTATTTCGGCATGAAAAAGGCCTGTGAAGTATACATTGAAAAGGAAATTGAGCAGTTTAAGGCCGATTATGCGGCTGCACACGAGCCAAAACCAGAAGAAAAGAATGAAGATCTCAAGGAAATTGAGAAAAATCTGGAAAAAGATGCTGAAAAAGCACTGAAAAAGTACGCTTCAGCCACAGAAAAGAGCATTTCCAGCGTAGATACAGGTAAAAATGAGGCCGATGCCAGGGTAGAAAAGATCAATTATGCCAAAATCCGGACTCCAGACATCGATAAAATCGACGAAATCGACGTTGAAAAGAACGTAGATTGTGCAATTGGACCAGTTGTGATTGATCCTAGCGACTATATGGAAGATGATGGTCTTAAGAGAGTTGTATGGAACTACTTACCTAAGGAGAACAAGGTATACTCAGAGGATGGTACTGAAGAAATTATGGACGGTATTGAGCTTCTTGGTGAAGAGAACTTAGACTCATTTGGCGAGTTCGAGGTTGATACATTATACGTGAAGAACGCTCGCGAAGGTGTCAAGATCGACTGTATCCAGTACGAGGACATGACTTATGATGAATTCTTAGAGGAGGTCACGCTATGATAGTATTCTATTATCCAGACACATTACACAGTGCCAACAGGTATAAAGAAGCTAAAAAAGAGGCCGAAAAACGGTCTAGAAAGGAAAAAAATGACAAAAATCGACAAAAATAGGGTCAAAATGGACTATTTCGAGTGGCTTTTAAGCAAAATCGCCGTTGATCCAGCGAAAAATGAGTACATTCAGGGGTTCAAATGGCTGTTCTCAACAGACTTCGAATGGTCCCATAAACTCGATGCTAATAGGGCTGCGGACGGTGTCGATCTTCGTGCGACCTTTGCTTATGAGTACGGTTATAGATACCCAGAAGTCAGAGAAGCATTACTCGACAAGCAGTGTTCGTGGCTTGAGATGATGGTTGGTTTAGCCATGAGATGTGAAGATTCCATTATGGGAAACGACGAATTTGGAGACCGTACACCGCATTGGTTTAACGTGATGATCGATTCACTTGGGCTTTACCTCGACTGCTCTGAGGACGATGAGGTAATCCTTAAAAAGTGTGCTTCACGCCAGTATAAGCCAGATGGAGAAGGCGGTTTATGGTGGATCAAAGGAACTAAAAAGAACTTGAGACGTATGCAAATCTGGGATCAGATGTGTGAGTATCTCAACGCAAATTATAAGGAGGAAATTCATTTATGAAAGGATCAAAGGTTATTAACACAAAACTCACAGAGCATGAAATGGAGAAGATTAAGGTAGAGAGATGCGTAGAGGGCATGTTTAGCCGTGACGAATGCCGTATTAGCGCATTAAACGCTGCTAGATATTTGGAGAAGAATGGACCGGCTGGTATATTCTCCGATTCAGCTATTGACGTTATTGACGCTATTGCGTTTGCATTTGCTTCAGGGGAATTAGACTGGGTTAAAGATATAGAGAGGGATGACGAAGAATGATGGTACAAGTAGTTATCATAGTTGTCTTGGCGCTTTTGTTTGCTATTGTTGGATGACGATCGCGAAAAAAGCAAGGATTATTATGAGAGAAGAAGAATCGGATATAGGTGAGGACCATTAGCGAGTGAAAGGGGCAAATAGTAGCCTTATAAAAACTATATTGCAGAGCTCACGTCTTCTCTTTTTATTTTTGGCAGAAAGGAGATTATGTTTACGTGCTGTGCCCTAAATGTAATAGTAACGTATATTCGCATCATCAAAAGATAAACAAGTCTGGTACTGAGATAAGACGAAATTATGCTTGCCGTAAATGTAAGTATGTGTTTGAAACAATCGAACAGATCGTTGAAGCTGATAAGGAGGAATCAAAATGACAAAGGAAGAGTTTAGGGGATTCAGTTCGGCTGCCCAGCATGACATGGTTTTGGAGGCCTTGGTACGAATTACAAAGAACCTTGAGACAATGGAAAAAGAATCGGGAAAGCCGTTCGTAGGTACTACCAAACAGCGTAGAAATGATATTAAGCTGCTTACTATTCTGGCGGAAGCATTTGGTAAGAATGAGCTTGTATGGAAGCATTCTGAGTCGACTAGAGATGAGGGTAAGATGATACCTAGGGACGAGGTCTTATCGCGCTTTGCCTTGTATACTGGCATTATGCAGAAAGTATATATGGAAAAGCCTAAGCCAGCACCTTGGGACAAGACACCTATGATAGATGCAACCAATGATAATCATAAAGGGTCTAGAAATACATTTAGTGAAATGACGAATGCCAAAGAAAAGATTGAGAGTGCTCAGCAGAGTTCCGGGAATTTTATGAGCTGTAAATCTAGTACTGATACTACGTCGTATCCTGACAAGTTGGTTAAAAGAAGTTAATAGATAAAAATAATAAAGAAAGTTGAGGTAAATATTATGGCAAAGAAATTTATTCCTAATATATATAAATCTGAGATGTTTATATGCCAATATAATCCGTCTGATGGTGCTAGTCCTAGCTACTTTACTGTTGCTAAAGAAAAAATTGAGAATGGTAAAAGTGCTGGATTGCGAGCCGTAGCATGTTGGAAAGGCAATCAGGCTGATAAAATGCATGACATCATCGTAAATAACAAGATGATTTAGATAAAAATAATAAAGAAAGTTGAGGTAGTAATTATGAGAAATACAGGAAAAAATGAGGATTATGTTGGCAAGCTTGTGCCAAATTCCGAGTGTGGAAAACTGCTTATTTTGCAGTATAATCCGTCTGATGGGAAGCATGAAAGCTGGTTATCGGTCGCTGGAGAAAGTGAAAAAAATGGCCAGAAAGGGAAATTACAACTGATTTCGGTAGTAAAAGGGGACGATGCAGACTATATTTACAGTGTTTTGACAGGAAAAAGCGCAAAATAAAAATGGCCAGCAAGTTGCAAAAATTGATGAAAAAGTGGCTTTTTAGTGCTATTTTACCCTATTATTGGCCAAAAGCCCATTTTTTTATATAGTTTAAAAACTTTTTAGGAAAGTATGAAAATATATAAAAGTTTTTGAGAGCACATTTTTGTGTCCAAACGGTCAGGAAAGGAAAAAGTATGAATTTTGTAACAATTAAGAGTTCATATGTCAAGTCTAGGGATGCCACGGTCATTCACCCAACGTTTGCTGTTTCTAAGAAAGTTGATAACCTGTTATGTAAAGGTAAGGCGTTCTATGCTCTCTGGGATGAGAAGAATAACAGATGGTCTACTGATGAATACGATGTTGTTGATTATGTAGATCGTTTGATCGATGAAGCATATGAAACAGTTAGCAAGACTACAACCAGCAAAATCGAAAAAGACTACTTAAGGGACTTTGACAATGGACGCTGGGAAAAGTACAAGAAATATTGCCAGCTTAGTCCGTCGTCTTCAATACAGTTAGATTCTGATATTACATTCCTAAATCAGAAGACAACCAAAGAGGACTATCGTTCCAAGACCTTACCATACGACATCAAAGCAGGCAAGACACCGGGCTATGACAAAATCATCTCAACCCTGTATGATGCAGAAGAACGACGAAAGATCGAGTGGGCCATTGGATCAGTTATATCTGGTGACTCTAAAAAGATTCAGAAGTTCTTAGTCTTCTATGGTGAAGCTGGAACAGGTAAGTCGACAATCCTTAACATAATCCAAAAGCTGTTCGAAGGATATTGCGGAACATTCAATGCTAAAGACTTAGCTACTCCGTCAAAATCATTCGCGACTGCCGCATTCAAAGATAACCCTCTGGTAATGATTCAGCATGACGGTGACTTAAGTAGAATTGAAGATAACACCCTCCTCAACTCTATAATCGCACATGAGGAAATCGGTATTTCTGAAAAGTATAAAGCTGAGTATCCAATGCGAGTTAACAGTATGCTCTTCATGGGTACAAACCGACCAGTCAAAATCACCGATGCAAAGTCAGGTATTATAAGACGACTGATCGATGTTAAGCCAACTGGCGAATTACTCGAGCCAGATACTTACCAGGAATGCATGAGTCAGATTCCATATGAGCTTGGAGCTATAGCTAATCATTGTCTCAAAGTATACCAGAAATACGGAAAGCATTACTACGATGGATATAAGCCATTGGATATGATGTTCAAAACGGACGTCTTCTTCAATTTCGTAGAAAGCTGTTATCCGTTCTTTGAGAAGGATGATGGAACAACATTAAAAGCAGCATATAGTTTGTATAAAGAGTATTGCGACAACACTGGGCTCCCAAACAAAATGCCAATGTACAAATTCAGGGAAGACTTGAAAGATTACTTCGATGAGTTTCTCGACAGAATTACTTTGGAAGATGGAACAAGAGCTAGAAGCTATTACAAAGGCTTCAAGAAAGATAAGTTCGTAGACAAAGAGCTTAAGCCCGACGAAGCCAAAGAATCATGGCTCAAAATGGATAGCACTAAATCTATCTTAGATGAAGTGTGTAAAGATTGCCCGGCACAATATGCACGCGGCGATGCGCCATCAAAAGCGTGGGATCGAGTTGGTACAACATTGAAGGATCTGGATACTACTAAACTTCACTATGTTAGAGTTCCAGAGAATTTAATAGTCATTGACTTTGATCTGAAAGATGCTGAAGGAAATAAGTCTAAGGAAATGAACTTAGACGCGGCATCTCAATGGCCGCCAACATATGCTGAGTTCTCAAAGAGTGGTGCAGGTGTGCATCTGCATTACTATTATACTGGCGACCCTAAACAACTTGACAATGTATATAGCGACAATATAGAGATCAAGGTTTATAGTGGTAAAGGAGCATTGCGAAGAGTTGTAACAGCATGTAACTCAACTCAGATTGCTACTATATCTTCAGGGTTACCGTTAAAGAAAAGGAGTGACAATATGGTAGACTTTAAAGTAGTTGCCAGCGAAAAGATGATTCGAGCATTGATCAAAAAGAATCTTCGGAAAGAGAGTCATCCTGGTACAAAACCAAGTGTAGACTTTATTAAAAAGATTCTTGACGATGCATATGAGTCAGGCGAGCACTACGACGTAACAGATATGCGCAATGATATTGTAGCATTCGCAGCATCAAGTACAAACCATGCAGACTATTGTCTAGAGCAGGTTGGAAAGATTCATTACTGTTCTGATGATGTTGCAGGAGTTGACAATCCAAAAGATGACAGGATTGCATTCTATGATATTGAGGTGTTTCCAAACCTGTTATTGGTTAACTGGAAATACAGAGGAGAACCTGGACCTTGTAAGAGGATGATCAATCCATCACCGACAGAAGTTGAAGAGTTCCTCAAAATGAAACTTGTTGGATTCAACTGTCGAAGATATGATAACCACATTCTGTATGCTCGAATGATGGGATATTCATTGGAAGCTTTATTCCAGCTCTCACAAGACATTATTAACAAGAGTCCAAATGCTTTCTTCGGATCGGCATACAACTTAAGCTATACAGATGTTTATGACTTCTGTGCTAAGAAGCAGAGTCTAAAGAAGTGGGAAATCGAGTTAGGTATTCATCATCAGGAATGGGCATTGCCTTGGGATCAGCCAGTACCAGAAGAACTGTGGCCTAAGGTTGCTGAGTATTGTGACAATGATGTCATTGCAACAGAAGCTACATTTGAAGCTAACATTGAAGACTTTGAAGCAAGATGTGTCTTAGCTGAAATTGCTGGCGGATGTCCAAACGATACAAACAACATGTTATCTGGTAAACTGATCTTTGGAAAAGACAAGAATCCACAGCGAGAGTTTGTATATACTGATCTGTCTACAGGAATCTCTGTTGATATGGATGGTAATGAAACCTACAATGAATTCAATAAGTTTGAAGGCTATGTCTTCGATCATGGAGTATCAACATATCGTGATATCAAACTTAATGAGGGCGGATTAGTAATTGCTGATCCTGGAATGTATCGCAATGTCAAAACATTTGATGTAGCATCTATGCACCCGCATTCTGTAATCGCGCTTAATCTGTTTGGTAAGAAGTATACCGCGAGATTTAAAGATCTTGTTGATGCTCGCATTGCTATTAAGCATCGTGACGTTGAAGCATTAAAGACTCTGTTCGGCGGAGCATTTGCTCGGTTTGCTAATCTTGCTAAGGAAGAACTCGACAAACTTGCTAAGGCTCTGAAGATTGTAATTAACTCTGTATATGGACTGACGTCAGCTCACTTCAGTAATCTATTCAAGGATGAAAGAAACATCGACAACATCGTTGCTAAACGTGGAGCACTCTTCATGGCAACACTTAAAGGCGAAGTTGAGAAACTTGGAGCACACGTCGTTCACATCAAAACTGATTCAATCAAAATCGATAATCCGACACCGGAAGTTGAGCAGTTCATCTATGACTTCGGAAAGAAGTATGGATATACATTCGAGATCGAAGCTGAGTATGAGAAAATCTGCTTAGTAAACAATGCAGTCTACATTGCATATGAGAAAGGTGAAGGATGGACAGCAACTGGAACGCAGTTCGCAGTACCATATGTATTCAAGAAACTCTTCACTCATGAAAAGATCGAATTCAAGGACTTATGTCAGACAATCGCCGTCAGCAATGGCGGAGAGCTTGACCTCGACTTTAACGAGAATCTGGCAGAAGACGAACACGACTATAAGTTCGTTGGTAAAGTTGGTCAGTTCTGCCCAATCAAAGAAGGCTGCGGTGGAGCTCAGTTATTCAGAGTAAAAGACGATAAGTACTTTGCACCATCTGGAACAAAGGGATACCGTTGGCTCGAATCTGAAGATGTAATAACAAACAATATTCAGGATAAGATTGACATGTCTTATTATGAAGAACTTGCTAATAAAGCAATAGAAACTATCTCGGAGTTTGTTGACTTTGAGAAATTTGCAATTGATGAACATACCGATATGGCAGCATAGAAAGGAAGGTCTATTATGGCAAACGTAAACAATATTAACATTGAAGGTGCAATGATTATTTGGAAGAACTTTTCAGGAGAAAGAGATAAATTCAATCCTGGTAAAAGAGGATTCAGTGTTGTAATTGATGATACAGTAATGGCTGATGAACTGAGACAGGAAGGATGGAATATAAAAGATCGTCCTCTTCCAGAAGGAGCAGATGACTCTGAACAGGAATGGACTCTTCCCGTAAAACTCAATATGAACCATTACACACAGGTATGGCTTATTGTCGGTAATCACAAGACGCTCCTGGATGAAGACACAGTATCCCAGCTTGATGTTGTTGACATTGTAAACTGTGATATTTCAATTCGTCCTTACGAATGGGAGATGAATGGCCGTACTGGAATCACCGCATATGTTGACTCGATGTATGTAACAATTCGTGAAAACAAGTTCGTCGAGAAATACGCTGACTTAGATTAATATGGAATTAAAGTTGAAGCCGCACCAAAAGAGTGCGATAAGGAAAATGCATAACGGCTGTATACTTTGTGGCGGTACAGGGTCTGGTAAATCTATTACCGGACTCGCGTACTACTTCATCCGAAATGGTGGAGAGCTAGAGCCAATGACAAAGATGAAAAATCCAAAAGATCTCTACATCATAACAACTGCTAAGAAAAGAGATAGCGGCGAATGGCTTGGAGACATGAGTTGGTTTTATTTAACACCATACGATGATTCTAAGATCTATGATCATAAAATAGTCATAGACTCATGGAACAATATTAAGAAATATGCTGACGTTAAAAACAGCTTCTTTATTTTTGACGAACAGCGAGTAGTTGGTTATGGCGCTTGGACTAAGTCATTCCTAAAGATTGCAAAGTCCAATGAATGGATATTACTATCTGCAACACCAGGAGACAATTACATGGATTACATGCCAGTCTTTATTGCTAATGGATTTTACAAGAATAAAAGTGAGTTCACTGCTGAACACTGTGTATATTCAAGGTTCAGCAAGTTTCCACAAATTGAAAAATTCATTGGTACTGAAAGACTGAACAGATTAAGACGAAGAGTGTTAGTTGATATGCCGTATCAAAATCCAGCTATTCAACATCACGAAGATGTTTGGTGCTCGTTTGATAGAGAAGCTTATAAAACTCTTATGAGAGATAGGTGGGATTATGAGAAGAATGAACCGATAGAAAATGTTAGTGAGTTGTGTTATAAGTTAAGAAAGATCTGTTATGCTGATGAAAGCAGAGCCGAAGCACTACAGAATATTTTTAAACAACATAACAAACTGATAGTGTTCTATAATTTCGATTATGAATTGGAAATAATAAAAAACATAGACTTCGGCAAAGATGTAGCAATCGCTGAACTGAATGGACACAGACATGATCTAGAACCATTCGATAATTCAAAATGGATTTACCTTGTTCAATACAATGCTGGGTCGGAAGCATGGAATTGTATAAAGACCGATACGATGGTCTTCTATTCTCAGAACTACTCATACAAAATGATGAAGCAGGCTAGCGGAAGAATCGACAGACTTACAACTCCGTACAAAGAACTTAAGTACTTTCATTTGAAATGCAGAAGTCCAATTGAACTTCGTATAACTAGAGCTCTAGCTCAGAAAAAGAATTTCAATGAGTCTGCTTTCATAAAATAGCCTCGCGAAAAAAACATAGCTTATTATAGGGGAGAGAGACGAATCTGCCTCTTTTCCTTTTGCTCATCTTTTCGTGGGGCTCTTTTTATTGATTAAAGTTCTGCAACTGTATAAAATAAATTCTGCCATTACGTTTACCTCCGGCCCTACGAAAGGAGAACAATGAATAAAGAAAACAAAATTCAGTCCGATATAATTTCGGAATTAAAAGAGTTATTTCCAGATTCTATTATTTTAAAGAATGACCCTAATTATAAACAGGGCATTCCTGATTTGGTTTTGTTAGCAAAAGAAGGATGGGCATTACTTGAAGTAAAAAGAGATGCCGACGCTAGTCACAGACCTAATCAGGATTACTATGTAAACAAGGCAAATGAAATGGGCCAATACGGAAGTTTCATTTACCCTCAAAACAAAAAGGAGATATATAATGGAATTCAGGAAGCATTCGCAAGTAAAAGAAGGAGATCACGCATATCTCGGAGCTAGCAAGTATCATTGGATAAACTATGATGCTGAGAAACTTGAAAACACATACCGAAGATTTCTGAAAGCTCAGCAAGGAACTGAGTTGCATGAGTTTGCAGCAAAATGTATTAGGCTTCGGCAAAGATTGCCAAGATCACCATTAACACTCAACATGCATGTTAATGATGCGATTGGGTACAGAATGACACCAGAGCAGGTGTTGTATTATTCTGATAATTGCTTTGGGACAGCTGATGCAATTAAGTTTGCCAAAGATTATCTTAGAATTCATGACTTAAAGACAGGGGATATTCCTGCTCATATGCAGCAGTTGGAAATCTATACTGCGTTATTCTGCTTAGAGTATGGGATCAAACCAGGTGACATTGGAATCGAATTGAGGATCTATCAAAATAACGAGATTCTTAAAGAGACTCCTACACCTGAAATTATACTACCAATTATGGATAAGATTAAATCTTTTGACAAGATCATTGTATCAGTCAAGAAAGAGGAGGGCATTGAATGAGCTACTTAGCACACTATGGTACTCCTCGACATTCGGGGAGATACCCATGGGGTTCTGGCGACAACCCGTATCAGCATAATGCAGAGTTCTTGAAAACTGTTCAGGAAATGAAAGCTCGTGGAAAGAGTGAAAAAGAGATTGCTGCATTCATGGGCATGAAGACAACTGAGTTTAGAAATAAGCAGTCAATTTATGTCAATGCTGAGAAAGTTGATCGAATCAACAGAGCTATGAAATTGAAAGAGCATGGTTACTCTAATGTCAAAATAGCTGAACTTATGTTCAATTCAACATCAAAAGAGTCAACAGTTCGATCATTATTGAACCAAGGTGAAAAGCTTAAGAAAGACACATGCATCAATGCAGCTGAAACTTTAGCTAAGAAAGTTGGAACCAAGAACTTCATCGATGTTGGTACTGGAGTCGAAAGAGAGATGGGGATCACCAAAACAAGATTGGATGTTTCTCTTCAGATCTTAAAAGAAGCCGGATATGTAGTACATTCTGTAAGAGTTCCCCAGATAAATCAAAAGGGGCAGTACACAACTACTAAAGTTCTTTGCCCTCCAGGAACTGAATGGAAAGATGTTCAGCAGCATACTGATAAGATTCAGCCGGTAAACAAGTATTCCAATGATGGCGGAACTACTTTCTGGGCTCCGGAATACCCTACAAGTATTTCATCAAGTCGAGTTGCTGTAAGATATGGTGACAAAGGTGGTCTGGAAAAAGATGGAGTTATCGAACTTCGAAGAGGCGTTAAAGATCTCGACCTTGGCGATTCACATTATGCACAGGTAAGAATCGCTGTTGATGGTACTCACTATCTGAAAGGTATGGCGATCTATTCCGACGACATGCCAAAAGGCGTTGATGTAATATTCAATACCAACAAGACAAGTGATGTACCAAAAATGGATGTCTTCAAGAAAATGAAAGATGATCCAGACAACCCATTCGGAGCAACAATCAAAGCGAATGGACAGTACCATTACAAAGATAAGGACGGAAATGAGAAGTTAGGAGCTATCAATAAGCTGAAAGAAGAAGGTGATTGGGATCACTATTCTAAGAACCTTGCTTCTCAGTTCCTGTCAAAGCAGCAGCTTCCATTGATCAAGAAGCAGCTTAAGCAATCGATTGACAATCGTCAGGATGAGCTTGATAAGATACTCAAAATGACAAACCCGGTTGTTAAACGGAAGTTGTTAGCAGACTTTGCCGAGGGTTGCGACAGCCAGGCAGTAGATCTTAAAGCAGCAGCGCTTCCAAGGCAAAGCTCTAAAGTAATATTACCTGTTTCTTCTCTGAAAGATAACGAGATATATGCACCATCATATAAGAATGGAGAAACAGTATGTCTTGTTCGTTATCCGCATGGTGGTACATTCGAGATTCCAGAGCTCAAAGTAAACAACAAGAATCCACAAGGAAAGTCGATGCTTGGTAATGCGTTGGATGCAGTGGGTATTAACTCTAAGGTTGCAGAAAGATTATCAGGAGCTGACTTTGATGGAGATACAGCAGTTATTATTCCATCGAACTCGCCAAGATCAAAAGTTAAGATAACTACTTCTGACATTAGTGCGTACATTGGATTAAAAGATTTCGATCCTAAGATTGCGTACCGTGGAATTGAAGGAGTTACAGCAAAACTTCCAGAGAAGCGTAAAGGATTGGAAATGGGTAAGATCTCCAACCTTATTACCGATATGACACTTAAAGGGGCAAAGCCAGAGGAAATTGCAAGAGCAGTACGTCACTCAATGGTTGTAATTGATGCTCCTAAACATGGTTTGGATTATAAGAGATCCTTCGAAGAGAACCGTATAGCCGACCTGAAGAGAAAGTACCAGGGTGCTAGTGATGCTGGTGCATCCACACTCCTATCCCGGTCTAAGTCAGTAGCCTATGTTCCTGAAGCAAAACAGATTCGTTTGAAGGACATCGATCCTAAGACTGGTGAAGTACATCCGGAGCTTACGGGGCGTACCTATACGGACTGGAAAAGAAATAAGGACGGGACATGGGAATCAAGAGGAGAAAAACTGGCCACCACGAAAACAACAAAGATGGCAGCTACTACGGATGCCCGTACCTTGTTATCTAAAGATCCGAATCCAAAAGAGGTTGCATATGCCGACTATGCCAACTCCCTTAAGTCTATGGCTAACATAGCTAGAAAGAACATGGTTGCAACTAAGAACATCGAAATGAATGCCAAAGCTAAAGAAGTGTATTCAACTGAAGTTGCAAGTCTTAATGCTAAGCTCAATAGGGCGCTACAAAACGCACCTAAAGAAAGACAGGCACAGATATTGGCTAATAAGACATTAAAGAAAAAACAGGCAGCCAATCCTGATTGGACACCGGATGAAATCAAACGAGCTGGTCAGCAGTCTTTAACAGCAGCTAGAGCAAAAGTTGGCGCATCTAAGTCTAATGTTCAGATCGACATATCTGAAAGAGAATGGCAAGCAATTCAAGCTGGTGCAATCAGTACATCAAAGCTTGAGCAAATACTTAACAATGCTGATTCAGACAAGGTTAAGCAACTCGCTTCACCTAGAAAAGCTGTTACAGTTAATGCTTCACAAGTTTCACGAATCAAGTCTATGCTTAACTTCGGTTATACACAAGCTGAAGTCGCTGAAGCAACTGGACTTTCTGTATCAACTATCAATAAATATTTATAGGAAAGGAGAATTAGGGAATGAGCAATGCAGAAGATGGATCACTTAAGTTAGCAAAGCAAAGTCCTGCTGATCGCAATGATACATTACATATATGGATCACAACAGTGGATAACCCTTTTGATCCTTTTGTTGATTTCGACAATTGGTACAGGTTTGACGAGTCAAAAGGCTATTGCACTTCAGGATACTTAGCTAGATACTTTGATGCCGACACATCAGATATGAGTGATGCTGAGTACGAAGAGCATTTGGCTATTGCTATCAACAAGATTCTCAATAACGATTTCATGGGCCAATACTTTAGAGTAACTCGTGTAAACGGAGAAACAAAACCAAAGATCCATGGCAACAAATAAAAATTTAGATTCGAATGACTTTAATGATTTGAATGTTTTAGAGTTATTAAAAGAAAAACTCTCTAAACTTCCATTGGAGCTATTCAATTAGCACCCGGGAGGGGGTCGTTAAAATGGCACCCCC